ATGACCACCATCCCCTCGTTCACCGCGCTCCTCGACTCCTGGACCCTCACCCTCGAGGCCGAGAATAAGTCTCCCCGCACCGTAGGCAACTACCGCGAGTCCCTCGACCTCCTCGTGCGCTGGCTCCTCGACCACGACCAGAAGATCGCACCCGACGAGGTCACCGTGACGCAGCTGCGCGAGTGGCTCGTCGAGCTGCGCGAGACCCGATCCGCCTCGACCGCCAGGACCAGGTGGAACGGGCTGCGGTCGTTCTTCGCCTGGTGCCTGGCCGAAGGGGAGCTCGAGGTCAACCCCATGGCCGCGGTCACCGCGCCAGCGCTGCCGGAGAAGCTCGTGCAGATGCTCACCGTCGAGCAGCTCAAGGACGTGATCGCAGCCTGCCAGGGGCCGCTGCTCATCGACCGCCGCGACGAGGCACTGATCCTGCTGTACGCCGACACCGGAGGCCGGCTCTCAGAGATCGCCCTCGCCGAGGTCGCCAACCTCGACCTGCGCCAGCGCACCCTCCTGATCACCGGCAAGGGTCGCCGCGAACGGGTGCTGCCGTTCGGCGCTAGGACCGCCCGCGCCCTCGACCGGTACCTGCGCATCCGCGGGCGTCAGCCGTACGCCGAGGGGCCGTGGCTGTGGCTCTCGGGCAAGGACGGTCGGGGGCTGACGCCTGATGCGGTGAAGCAGATGTTGCGGCGCCGCGGCAAGCAGGCTGGGGTCGAGGGCCTGCACGCGCACATGTTCCGGCACGGGTTCGCTGACGCGTGGCTGCGCGCCGGTGGTGCGGAGGGTGACCTGATGGAACTCGCGGGGTGGCGGTCGCGGCAGATGCTGACGCGCTACGCGGCGGCGACGCGGGCCGAGCGTGCCCGGGAGGCCTACAAGGGCCGCTCGCCGATGGACAACCTGTGATGTCGGTGGCCGCGCCTACGGTCGCAGCCATGAGCAACGAGACCCCAGCCCCGAGGAAGTGGGCGGCCCTCACGATGGAGTCGACTCGCGACGAGGTGCTGGCAGCCGTCGCCGAGGCAGACGAGATCGGCCGTCAGGTTCGAAGCGAGATCGCTAGCGGCATGTCTGGCACCTGTGGCAGGCGCGGAGTGCCGAGCGGCGTACGGCGCGCCCACGAGGACCAAGCGGAGGAACAGCGCGCCGCCGAGTTGCTGCTCGAGCGTCAGGCTGCGGCCGGCGAGGAGGATCAGAGCGCCGTTGGTGATGAGCCGTGCTGAGCGTTCGGGAGCACATGATGCTGGACCTTGAGACGTCGTGGTGGAAGTACGCCGGGGCGAAGGAGGAGCACGTGCGCGAGCACTTCGGGGTCAGCTCGACGCGGTACTACCAGGAGCTCAACGCGCTGATCGAGCGGCCCGAGGCACTGGCGGCGTACCCGATGACGGTGCGCCGGCTTCGGCGGCTCCGCGCGGCCCGGAGGCTGCAGCGCGAGCGCGCGGCGGCGACCTTCACTCTCGACCGATGAAGCCGGGCGCTTCATCGAGCTCGGGGTGTTCGCCGAAGATCTGTAGGTAGGCGTCGTCGAGGTCGGTCCACTCGTCGGGTTGCATGACGCCAGCCTGCCTCAGCGCGGCCGGTCGCCGCTGGCGTCGTCCACAGGGTCAGGCCTTCTCGATGCTCCCGGCGAGCACCCACTCGTCGACCTGCACCCACCGGCCGCCAGCCCCGGGGCGGGCGTGGATGACGTGGCCCTCCCAGGGCAGCTGGTGCGGCTTGCGCCACTCGAGTAGGAGCCCCGGATGTCGGCCGGCTTCGGTGGTGACCCACACGTGGCAAGGCTCGACGGGGCGGTAGGTGGCGGTCTGGCCCTGGGCGGGGACGTGCGTGGCTGCTGCGCCGATTGGCGCCATCGGGTCGGGCCCGGGCGGGCGGCGTAGGCCGACGCCGGCACCGTGCAGCTGCACGATCGGGTCGGCCATGGTCAGGCGTGCTCGGGGCGCTCGACCTGGACGGACAGCAGCACGAACCCCTCGGGCACGGCAGCGTGGACCTCGGCCAGGGCGGCGTCGTAGTCGGCGGCCTCGACGGTCCACCGGTGCGGCTCGGCGGCGGTGTCGTTGGTCGGGCGGGAGGCGGCGTGCATCTTCACCCCGTCAGGGTGCCACCCGGATACGACACCGGCGGGGTTGCACCGAACCCGAGAGGTTGCTTCGGCTGCAGCAAGGTCCGCCACATACCGGGGTAGCGTCCCTCCATGCAGCCCAACAAGGACACCTGGACCTACATCTGGCTCGGCGCGCTCGTGGCTATCGCCAGCGGCCTCTTGCTCCTCGCGTGGGCCACCAGAGGGGGAGACGGATGGGCCACCGGCACCGTTGTCTTCGTCTCCCTCTTCGGGCTCGCCGGGCTGACCTCCATGCTCCTCGGGATGCTGGCCGTCTACCGCGAGCAGCAGAAGCACAGCGCGCGCGACTAAGCGCCCCGCCAGCCGGTGGGCTGACGGGGCGCGGTGCTCGGGCGAGCGAGGGAGTTAACGCTACTCGGGCAGCAGCGGTCGCACGACGACCTTGTCGCCGGTCTCGACGTGCCCGGCGGCTGGGCCTGCGATGGCGGCACGGTCGCCGGGCTTGCGCTGGGCGACGACCTCGGCCGACGGCGTCACGAAGTAGCGAAGCGCGCCGATGGCAGCGGTAAGCACGCCGAGCGCGACAGCGGCGCCGGTGTCGTCGAGGACGCCCTGCCAGGTGAGCACGGCGAGCACGGCAGCAGCCAGAGCGAGCAAGGCGGCGGGCTCACGGTAGATGCGGTCGAGAATGGTCATCAGGTCTCCTTGCGTCGGGAAGGTCGACGGCGGGGCCGCCGGCGGCTGAGCTTGTGGGCGAGCGCGAAGTGGTCGGAGCCGCGACGGCCGCGGGTGCGCGAGGACACGAACGCGCCGATCGCGAGCACCAGGTCGGGGCCGTGGCCGGACACCTGCGCGCCGATGCGGGTGGCCCAGGCGCGGGCCTCGTCGAGGCGCAGGTTGACGTCGCCCAGGGCGGCGCTGATGGTGCCGGGCTTGGTCTTGGTGAGGATCTTCGACACCACGTCGACGAACTCGGCCATGGCGTGCTCGTTCGCCTCGATGTCGGTGGGGCCGTGCACGCCGAGAAGCTCGAGGCGCTGGCCGTCTACGTGGCCGCGGGCCTGGATGAGCCGGCGGGGGCGGTGCACGCGGTTCGAGGAGTGCACGAGCCACTGCTCGCGCAGCTCGATGACGTCCCAGGACTCGAGCTCGAAGGCCGGGGCGAGGAGCATGACGGTGTCGCCCTGCTCGGGGACGGGGTTGCGGCCGCGCGCGCCGGGCTCGGGGCGCTCGCCGAGCACGGTGAGGCCGAGGTCCTGGGCTATGCGGATCAGGTCGTCGTAACGCGCCCACACCTCGGTCAGCACGATCGCGACGTCGCCGCGCCGGATCCGGGACCGGATGAAGCGGCGCAGCCTCTTCGCGCTGGCGTTGTGGGTGTTCCACGCGCTCAGCCCGAGGTCGCGCCGCAGCCGGCGGGCCGTGATCACTCGTCGCACCGGTCGACGTACCGCGCGAACGCGAGCACGGGCGCCAGGACCAGGCTCAGCAGGCTGCGACCGATCTCGCGGGCAGCGTCGCCGAGGATGCTGCTGAGCTCGACGACCTCGGCGCGGTTGGTGACGTGGAGGCTCACGGCTCTGTGTCCTCGGTGGCTTCGGCTGCGTCGGCCTCGTCGAGGGCGGCGAGGACCTTCTCGGTGTTGCGGCGCACGACGTCGCGGGTGCGCTGGTCGCCGGCGGCGATGGCCTCGCCGAGCGCGCCGAGCTGCTCGGCCTGGGCGCGGGCGATCTTGCGGTCGGCGGCGCGGTGGGCCTGGTCGCGCTTCTTCGAGCCGTCGAAGCGGGCGTCGAAGTAGGCCTTGGTCTTCTCGTCCATGATGTCGATGTCCTCCTGGTCGGTGGTGAGTGCGGCGTAGGTGTCGATGAACAGGTCCCACGGGAAGGCGGGGCCGGGGTCGGTGCGGCGGCCGGGGTCGCGTTCGCCGTGGCTGATGAAGCCAGGGACCTTCTGGTCGGACTGGACTCGCGTGATGCGGCGAGGCGGGACGGTGATGCCGCGGTGCTCCTGCAGCCACGTGTTGGCCTCGGCCGCGGCCCGGGCACCGTTGGCGATGAAGGCGGCCCTGCGCTCGGCCGACATGGCGGGCCAGTCGGCGGCGCGGCAGGCGAAGGAGACGTGGATGGCGTGGTCGTTGGAGCCGGTGCCGTCGCCGTAGGTGCACATCTCGAACCGGGCGACCGCGACGACGGTGTCGGAGTCGGCGAGGCGGTGATAGGACCCGGGGTCGGTGCGGCGGGCGATGAACGCGGCGACGCCCTCGGCTCCGGTGTCCTCGCCGATGACGTCGAGCGCGGACTCGGCGGTGTGCACGACGATGACGCCGGACGGGTCGTCGTAGCGATCGCGCTGCTGGCGCTGGTACGGGTTGGGGTGGTCGTCGAGGTAGGCCACGTCGGACTCCTTCGGGCGTGCGAGTGGGCCGACGACCAGGCGGGCGACGGCGAGGCGGATGCGGTGGATCAGGAGGCGAGGGGGCCGTGGTCGACGGGGTGCTCGCGCAGCAGCAGGCGGCGCAGCTCGTTGCGGGCAGCAACGCAGCCGGGGTGGGTGCACGGCTCGCCGAACTCTCCGTTGTCGGCGCGGGCGACGGCGTCGAGCACGCGGGAGGCTTCGACGACACGGGCGCCGGGTGTGGTGACGTCGCGGCGTGCCAGGACCAGGCCGACGACGACGCCGAGGCTGACGACGGTGAGCGCGACGGTGCGGGCTCCGACCGGGGCCTCCTGGTAGAGCGCCTCGACGGAGCCGTAGGACAGCACGAGGAAGGTGGCGACGAGAAAGGCCAGGGTGGTGCGCCACCCGTGGGTGAGGCGCGCCCAGTCGTCGTTGCCGCGGACGAACAGCCCGCCGCCGGCGGCGAGGGTGAGGGCCACGTTGGCCATGCGGAGCAGGTTGAGGGGTTCGTCGATCACGGCTGGCTCTCCTTCACGCAGATGGTGACGGTCTCCCCGAGAGGTTCTTCGTTCGTTGGCACTTCGCGCTCACGCGGCACCGACCCGTCCGGGCAGGCGGGCCCCTGGGGGCCGGTCGCGCCGGGCTCGCCCTTCGGGCCGGCGGGGCCCTGGGCTCCGGCGGGTCCGGGCTCGCCCTCAGGGCCCGGCGGCCCCTGCTCTCCGGCTGGGCCCTGATCGCCGACGATCGACGCGCCGTCTTGCCCGTCCTCACCGGCGGGCCCACGGGGGCCGACCGGGCCGCGCTCGCCGTCCAGGCCGTCGACACCGTCCAGCCCGTCCAGACCCGGCAGGCCAGGGAGGCCGGGAAGGCCCGGCTCACCCTGCGGGCCGGCGGGCCCGGACAGATCGTCCGGGTCAACAACAGGGGTGCCGCCGAGCTGCTCGACCTGCTCGCCCAGCCGCTCGGCCACCTCGACCGCCATCGCTGTCTGCTCCTCGGCTGCCACGATGCGGTCGGTGAGCCGGTCGAGGGTCAGGAACAGGAACGTCGCGAAGATCGCCGCGATGAGCGCGTAGACCCAGCGGTGCCACACCGGGCGGGTCGGTAGCCCGTCGATCACTGCACACCGCCGAGCTGGCTGGTGATGTAGAGCAACACCAGGGCGACCACGATCGGCAGCACCAGCGAGGTCATGATGAGGCGGCGGTCGGCCGCGCGGCGCTCCTCGGCCTTATTGACGCGGGCCTCCTGCTCGGCGAGCTCCTTCTCGAGCACCGCGATGCGTGCCGCGACGCCGCGTTGGTCGGACTCGTAGACGTCGCGGCGCACGAGGTCGTTGCGGAGCTGATCGATGGACGTCTTGAGGTCGCGGATGGATTCCCGCAGATCGCCGGTCTCGGTCACGCGGGGCCTCCCAGGGGGATGGTCGTGGTGCGGTCGTGGTGGTGCCGGCGCGGGCGAGCAGCGGCGGACCTCGCCCGCGCCGGGGTCAGAAGGTGCCGTCGAGGCGGCCGAGGATCAGCCGGATGACGCCGTTGTTCTGCCGGGTCAGCGCCTTGACCTGGGCGACGACCTGGGCGTTCGTCGGGGACGCGAGGGCGAGGAAGTCGCGGTTACCGGTCAGGGCGGTCGCGGCCTGCTGCTCGAGGGTGGCGCGGTTGGCCTGCTCGTCGATCGCGACATGGGCGTTGATCGCGGCCTGCAGGGCGGCCTGGGTGACGGCGGGGTCGTGACAGGTGACCGTCGTGGTGCCCTGGTCGCCGAGAGCCGAAAGGGGCTTGCCGGCCATCTCGGCGGCGAGCTGGCCCAGGTTGATGAGCCGCGTCGTGGTCACGGCGCTCATGCGGCGTGAACCTCCATGCGCGCGGCGTGGACGTAGAAGTTCGCGAACTCTACGTTGTCCAGGCTGCGAAGGATCTGCGTTCCGCCGTTCACGCGCGCCGCCCACTTGTACGTCACGGAGGCGCCAGACGTCAGTCCCGAGAGGTAGATCTCAGCCCTGTAGAGCGTAGGCGAGGGCGAGAAGGTGATCAGCCGCTCGGAGGTGACGACGTTGGTGGTGCCGTTCCTCAGTGACCAGAAGCAGTAACCGGCGTTGTTGCTGCAGACCCCCTCGAGCACCACTCGGACCGCGCCTGAGGCGGGCACAGTGAACGTGATCGCGAGGTTGGTCGCGTCGACGTCGACTGGCGTCCCTGAGGAGATGCTGTAGCTGCCCGACACCCCGATCTTCCGGTTCAACAGGGTGCTGCCGCCCCCCGGCGAGGCGAGGGTGCCGTCGTCGCGGACGAACTTGGTGCCGTCGGGGGTGCCGGACGCCACGCGGGCGATGGCGAGGCGCCCGCCCGTCCCGAGCAGGGGGACCTCGCCCGAGGCGGTGCCGGTGTTGGCGGTGGCGGCGGTGCCGAGGCCGAGGTTCGTGCGGGCGGTCGACGCGCTGGCGAGGTCGGAGAGGTTGCTCGCCTTGGCGAGCTTGGCGGCGAGGGCCGTCGTCACGGTGGTGGCGAAGTTCGGGTCGTCACCAAGCGCCGCGGCGAGCTCGTTGAGGGTGTCCAGTGTCGCGGGGGACGAGTCGATCAGCCCTGCGATGGCGGCTGCGATGGCGGCGTTGAGCTGCGCGGTGGAGACCTCGCCTGGGGCGCCGTCGGTTCCGTCGGCTCCCGGTGGTCCGACGGGGCCGACGTCGAGGCGGTAGTAGTCGCCGTCGGGGTCGCGGACCCAGACGCCGGTGTCGTACCCGTCGGGGCCGTAGAACGCGGGCACCTGGCCGTCGGTGGGCACGACGACCTCGTCGATGGGGGTGGTGCCGTCGGCGGCGAGCAGGTCGGTCAGCTGGGTGCCGTCGGGCTCGTCGTAGACCTGCAGCGTGAGCGGGGCTGGGTCGCCGTTGGCGTCGGTGGGGAGCGCGAGCAGCATCGGGCCGGTGCCGGTGCGGCCGAGGTCGTAGAGCGAGGCCACGAAGTCGCCGGGGCGTCCGCCGTAGAGGGTGCGGGCCATGTCAGGTCTCCTCGGGGTTCGACGGTGCGCGCATCAGGTGCTCGCGGTGGTGCCGTTGGTGGCGACGGCCTCGACGCGGACCGACCCGGCGTAGTCGCGGCCGCTGCGGGGGGTCCAGTAGCGCCAGGTGGTGTTCGTGGGCAGCAGGGTGGCCTTGCGCTCCTCGCCGTTTCCGTCGTCGATGTAGACGTCGTTGTACGCCGCGGCGGGCTCGTCACCGGCTGGTTCGGGGTTAGTGATCGTCAGCACCAGGGAGGCGGTGTCGGGCTCGGCCTCGAACGCCAGGAGCGGGGTCGGCGGCGGCGCGAACGACACCTCGACCGAGACCGACGTCCACGGCGAGAAGAGCCCGTCGTTCTTGACCCGCAGCTGGACGTGCTCGATGCGGTCGTTGACGGTGAACGTCAGCGGCAGCGAGCGGGCGGTGGTGCTGGCGACCTCGCCGGTGTCGAAGTAGACGACGCCGGGGTCTGGCTCGCCGGCGTCGTCGGCGACGCGACGGACCTGGTAGGCGTCCTGGTCCGCGGTGGACCAGGTGAGGGTCTCCTCGAGCTCGACGAACTGGCCGTTGACCGGGTACGTGATCGACGGCCCGTCGGGGACGTCGGCGGCAGAGAAGAACCCCGAGGCCGACCACGGGCCGACCACGCCGAGGGAGTCGTAGGTGCGGACCTGGCGCTCGTAGTCGCCCGCGGCGAACGTGCCGGCGGCGAAGTCGTAGAACGGGTTCGGCGTCGGTGCTGCGACGGTGGTCCAGGTGGGTGCGCCGACGAGGCGGTAGCGCAGGTCGAACGCGGACTGCGAGTCGCCGGGGTTGGGGTCGGAGAAGGTGTGCGAGGCGCGGTTGACCGCGGCACGGTCGACGGTGCCACCGGCGGCCATCGTGGTGAGGGTGGGGGCGTCGGGGGGTGCGTTGAAACTGGCTCGCTCTGCAACGTTGGAGCTGCTGCCGCCGATGGCGTACAGCCGTCCGTCGAGGCCGCGGGCCGCGCCGAAGGTGGAGTGGTTGAACGCCATGGGGGAGGCGGACTCCCAGGTGGAGGTCGCGGGGTCGTAGCGGTCGACGAGCTTCCCGCTGCTGCTTCCGCCGAGGACGTAGATGCGGCCCTGCGCGTCCGAGACCGCTGCTGCGTTGTTGCGGTCGCTGGGGAGGTCGCCCAGGTCGGTCCACAGCCCGGTGGCGGGGTCGTAGCGGTAGAACGCGCGCGCGGTGCCGGCGGTGTCGGTGCCGCCGATGGAGTAGATGCGTCCGAGGTTGTCGCTAGCACCGCAGTGCCCAGATAGGGCGACAGGGAGGTTGGCCAGGGTGGTCCACTCGCTGGTGCCCGGGTCGAATCGCTGTGCGGTGTTGAACGTGCTGGGCGAGGTGAACCCGCCGAAGGCGTAGATGCGGCCCACGAGGTCGCTGGCGACCGCGACGCCGTTGCGGGCGACGATGCTGGGCAGGGTGGTCCACTGCCCGGTGGCGGGGTCGTAGCGCTCGACGACCCCGGTGGCCTCGAACTGCCTCTGCCCGGCGATGGCGTAGATGCGGCCCAGCGAGTCCGTTGCGGCACCGGCGAGCCTTCGCGCGGTGGGCATGCTGGTCAGCGTGGTCCACTGCCCGGTGTTGGGGTCGAAGCGCTGCAGGGTCCCGGTCGGTCCGTCGCCGCCGAGGGCGTAGATGCGTCCCTGGTTGTCGACCGCGGCTGCGCTGGGGCCGGTCGTGCCCAGGTTGGCGACGGACTGCCAGGAGAGGATGACGACCATCAGGTTTCGACTCCTTGCACGAGGGGCGGGAGGGGGTTCCTGACGGTCACCGTGACCCGGTCGCCGACCGAGTAGGCGGCGGCGTCGAGGGCGTTGGCGAACGAGTCGACCGTCGCGCCGTCCACGACGACCCGCAGCTCGGCGGCCGAGGTCACGGTCGCCTTGACCTGGGTCTCGATCTTCGGCAGCGGCTCGGCCGGTGCGCCGCCGAGCTGGAGCGCGCCGGGGGAGCCGTCGAGGTTGAGGTCCCAGGAGGCGGCCTGGATCTTCTCGGTCTGCCCGGCGTCGGTGAAGGTGAACACGTCGTCCATGCCCATGATCGGCAGCGGGTCGATGCTTAGGTTGATCGTGCGGACGGAGGCGCGGTCCTCGGCCATGACCTTGTCGCCCTGCGCGACGAGCGCGGCCTGGTCGGCGGCGTCGAGCCACACGACCTTCGGGATCACCCGGCCCAGGGTTGCGATGGAGGCGTCGTCCTGGGGTGGGGTGTAGATCCCGTCGCCCTCGACGGGGGTGGTGTCCATGTTGGTGCGGATGAAGCGGTAGGAGTTGGCGACGTCGCCGGCCTCGACCGTGACCTTGCGCTCCTCGCCGACGATGTTCGTGGCCGGGTCGGTGGTGTCGAGGGGCCACTCCGAGGCGCGCACCGAGATGTCCTGGTAGGGCCGGGCGCGGATGTTGCCGTCGACGTCGACCCAGGGCGGGGTGTAGCCGATCTCGGTCAGCAGGTCGTACATCATCCGCAGCCACGACGGGATGGAATTCGTCAGCGCCCACACCCGCGTTTCGGGGATCGCGGTGGCCTGCCGGGTGCCGTCGATCAGCAGCCGCGCGCCGACACCCGAGGCAGTCACGATCGCCTGCAGCGCGTCGAAGTACGTCGTGCCGGCCAGCGCCACGTAGGTGTCGCCAGGGCCGGTCTGCAGCAGGGTGAGCAGGTCGTAGCCGGTGACGTCGAACGTCTGCACGTCCTGGCCCCGGTTCTCCTCCGGCGCGGTCAGCACGAACACGCCCAAGTTGAACCGCGCCTCAACGGCACCGTCGGAGACCACCATGAACGGGCGCACCCGATCGCGACCCCACGCCAGGGTCCGCTGGATCGACAGGCGGCACGACCCGTTGACCGCGTCCCGGTTGTCCCAGGAGATCGTCCCGGTCACGAGGTCGTCGGAGATGTCCTCGACGAACCGGTTAGACCCGTCGAGCAGATCCAGGCCCCCGGCAAACGCGACCGACGGCCCGGTCAGCAACGCCCTGACAGCATCCTCGGAGAGGTGCTCCCTAGGCGACCCTGTCAGAGCCTGCACGCCCTCAGACCGCTTCCGAGAAGGTGATCTCGTCGAGCGACACACGGGCCGACGCGACGTACGCGCCGGCCATCGGCGACGTCGAGATCTCTCGCGGCAGGTCCAGGTACGCCCCGTAGACCTTGGTGCCGACGTGGTCCCGCACGCACACGATCTGCGCGACGTGGTCGCGGAGCCACTGCTGCTGCGCCGAGGTCAACCACCGCAGGTCGAGCCCGATCTGGTCGTACACCTCGGTGCCGGTGCGGACGATGCGGCGCCGCCCGATCAGCTGCCGCACCTCGGCCCGCGAGCTCGAGGTGATGCTGATCGATTCGCCAGCGAACCGGAACGCGCAGAAGTCGGCTGGGTTGTCGGCGGCGTTGAGGTAGACCTGGCACAGCTGCAACCCGGTGTCCGGGTCGAGGGCCTCGGGGAGGTCGACGATGATCGGCATCTCAGACCTTCGCCTTCTTCTTCTGCTCGCCGGTCTGGCGCGGGATGGCTCGGATCGCGTTCTTGATGTCGATCAGGTCGGGCTTCAGCAGCCGCGCCCCCGCCTCAGACCCCTCGGTGGCGCCGTCGCGGACCTGCTCGCCGAGGACCGCGACCTTCTCGTTGAGCACCGCGATCGTCGCCTCGACGGTCGACAGAGCCGCCGTGCTGGCCGCGACCTGCGCGACAAGCTCGGCCTGCTGGGCGCCGTAGATCGCCTGCGTGGCTTGGGCCGCGACGAGCGCGGCCGCGTTCTCCCGGGTGGCGAAGAGCTTCTCGTACTCGTCAACCTGAGCCTGCGACAGCGCGGCGAGTTCCTCGGCGGTGGCGAAGTCCCCGGACGCGGCGAGCTGCTGGTACAGCCCGCCCAGCGTGCCGGTGGTGTCGAGGCCCTTCGCCTCGAGCGCGGCCAGCGCGTCGGCCATGCGCTCGGCGGCGTCGGTATCGGCCAGGAGCTGCTCGCGCAACGCCTCCAGCCCGGTGACGGTCTCCTCGGTCGCCTCGGTGGTCTGCTCGCGGGCGCGCAGCTCGGCGATCTGCGCGATGAGCCGCGACGCCGCGGCCGCCGACTCGACCGAGTCGCCCGTGGCCGAGGCGCGGATCGCGGCCAGCTGGGCCTCGGCGTCCGCGAGCTCGGGGGAGGGCCCGGTGTTGGTGACGCCGGGGATGGTGCGGGTGTAGGAGCCGTTGAACGGGTCGTTGAGGAACCGGTTGGCCACCGACTCGGCGTACGACGCCATGGTCGAGTTGAGCTCGTCGAGCGCCTGCTGCTGATCGGCGAGCGTCTTGACCAGGTCGTCGCGCGTCTTCGTCTCGGCCTCGAGCTGGGCGTTGACGTCGTCGAGCTCGGACGCCGCGGCCACGAGACCCTTGGCCCAGCGGTTCATGGACCGGTTCCACTCGCCGCCGGCATCGAGGATGTCGGACTTGAGCTTCGCGAGCTCGCCGCCGACCTGGTCGGCCACCGTGACCGGGCGCTCGTCCGGCACGATGTTGCCGAGATCGAACCCCTCGAGCAGGCCGCGGACGGCCCTGCTGGTCTCCCGAGCGGCCTGGTTGGCCTCGCGAGCCTGCTCTCGGGCTGCCTGCCTGGTCTCGCGCTCCTCGCGGTTCTCGACGAGGTTGAGCTCCTTCTCGGCCGCGCGCAGCTGCAGCTCGGCGATCTTGCGCTTAAGGCCCTCGAGCTTGTCCTTGCCGTCAGCGGCCAGGGAGCGACGCAGCTGCCGGATCTCCTGCATGGACTGTGCGATCGCGAGCTGGTCCTCGAGGGTGCGGCGAACGGCGGCCTTGCCGTTGGCTGCGGCGTTCAGCGCCTCGAGCACCGGGCCGAAACGGTCAGCCTGGGTGTTGGCCTTGCCCAGTGCCGCCGACAGCTTCTCGAGGCCCTTCTTGTTCAGGTTGTCGATGTCGCGGGACATGTCGCTGAGCTGCTCGCGGTTCAGGTTGTCGATGCGGGCGGCGAGCTCGCGGATGGACAGGAAGGCCTGACCGATGCCGAAGAGCTGGCTGTTGGGTCCGATGCCGTTGCCACGAGACGCGGACACCGACGCGGCGAGGGTGTTCGCGCCTGCGGTGGCACCGTCGGCTGCTCGGCCCACGAGCTTCATGAGGCGGTCGGGCGGGAGGTCGGCGTTGATGCCCTTGAGGAGCGGTCGGTTGCGGTCGGCCTGGCGACGACGGTTGGAGATGACCTCTTCACCGGGGGCCAGCTTGTAGAGCAGGAAGTCGCGGTAGCCGCCGCCGTCGTCCGGCACCGTCGAGCCGTCGGCGCTGCCGAACGGGTTGAGGTTACCGATCACGTTGCTGCGGAAGTTGGTGATCTTGTTGAGGATCTCGTTGGTGATGATGGTGACGGTTGCGGTGTCCCCGTCGAGGCTCTGGATGCGGGCCTTGGTTGAGAAGAAGCCGTCGTCGAAGGCGCCGGTGAGGAGGTCGGCGGTCGGGCTGGCCTGCTCGCCGTCGAGGCGGCGCAGGTCGCGCATCGTGGGGTCGAACACGGCGGCGAACGAGTTGTCGTTGAGGTCGACCGTGGGCTCTGCCCTCTCGCGCGACAAGGCGCGCAGCTTGCGCAGGGCGTTGTCGTTGCCGGCGAGGAACTTCCCGATCAGCAGGTTGACCTCGGGGTCAGCCTGGTCGAGGTCGAGCTTGCGCAGCTGCGCCAGGGCACGCTCGGTGCGGCTGTCGAACTCGCCCGTCTCGACCTCGATTTCGGGCCTGACCTTCTTCTGGTCGATGAGCCCGAGGCTGTTGAGAAGACGGCGGACCTGCCGGTCGTTGGCGCCGAGGTCCTCGGCGGCAGCGCGCAGGTTGCCGCGCAAGTCGTCGAGGAAGGTTGCTCGGTTGTTGCCCTTGAGGTTCTCCGCGGCGATGAGGGCGCTGCGGCCGATCTGGTCCAGGACCTCCTGGTTGGCGCGCCCCTTCGGCGTGGTGCGGTCGAGGGTCTTGCCGTTCTCCTCGAGCGCGGCGTTGACGGCGTCGAGCGCTTCCTCGTAGTTGCGCATCGCTGCGCGGCGGTCGAGGAAGCCCATGGCCGCTGCGGCCGCGTCGGCGAAGTCGTACATCAGCGACGTGGACTCGAGCACGGTGCCGTTCAGCTCGCCGAAGAGATCGTTGAGGCCGTCGAGGGGGTCCTGGTCGGGGAGCGCGTCGAGCCGACGGCGAGCAGCGATGAGCCGATCGATGCTCTCGATCGCGGCGTTGGTCTCCTCCTCGTCGCGAGAGAGGAACGCTGAGATGCGCCCGACGGCCCCGGAAAAGCCGCCCTTGGTGGTGGTCTCGACGAACTGATCGACGAGCTCCTGGCGCTTGGCGAGAAGGTCGGCGAGGGGGTCGCCGGCGTTGGCGCCTGCGGCCGCGTCGATGCTGGCCTGCAGGTCGTCATTGGCAGATGCCAGGTCGAGGGTGAAGCCGGCCGCGGCGCCGAGCGCCGCGCCGAGCGGGCCACCGAGGGTGCCGAGCAGCCCGAGCGAAGCGGTGTTGCTGAGGCCGATGCCGTCAGCGGCTCCGGAGGCGGCTATCCCGATGCCTGCGATGGGCAGCGCAGCGCGGCCAGCAGCCGAGGCGAGGCTGCCGAGGGACCGAGCGCCCTTGTCGGCGTCGTCGGCCATGCCGCGGACTCCGAGCATCGTGGCTGCGCCGCCGAGGGTCCCGGCGGTCGACATGCGGGCCTGGAGCGCGACGGTGGTCGCCATGGCCCGGTTGTAGGCCGCCAGCGCTGCGACGCCGGCGAAGAGCGGGGTGCCGATGTCGGAGGCTGCGATGTCGCCGAGGATGCCGACGACGCTGGTCAGGATCGGCAGTACGACGTCGCCGACGGGAGCGACGGCGACAGCGATGTCGGCCAGCGAGGTGACGAGGGTGCTGATGAAGTCGAGGGCCTTGGGGCCGGACTCCTGGATGTAGTCGAGGAAGGACTGGAAGGAGTCGTTGGAGCCGAGCTCGCGCGACCACTGGGCCAGGTCGCGGGTCTTGTCGAGGAGGCCGCCGGTGAAGTCCTGGGTGACGGGATCGAGGGCGACGATCGTGTTGGCGATCGTCTCGAAGATGTTGCCGGCGATGCGTCCGAAGTCGGAGAGGATCGGGCCGGCCTCGGTCTCGAGGTAGTCGAAGAACCCGTCGAAGCGGTCGGAGGCTAGGGCGTCGCCGCCGTCGCGGGCGAGGTCGCCGAGCTCGGAGGACAGAGACCGGATCATCGTGCGCACCTGGGGGGTGCGCTCGAGGAGGCTGTCGATGCCGTCCTCGACGCCGGGGAAGAGCCCGGAGCGGGCGGTCATCTGGAGGTCGGACAGGACCGGGGTGAGGGAGTCGATGTAGCGGATGAACTGCTCGCCGGCGGGCCCGACGCGCTCGAACTCGGCGCGCATGGCGGCGACGTTCTCGGTGGTCGGCTCGAGCTGCGCCTCGTTGAGGGCGTCGAAGGCGTCGCCGAGCCCGCCGGCGGCGAGCAGGGTCACGCCGATGGCGCCGGCCGCGGCCCCGAGCCCTGCCGTCAAGGCGCCGAGCACCGGGACGGTGGCGGCACCGAGGGGCGACAGGGTCGGGCCGAAGACGGCGGCGGCCTGCAGGAGGATCCCGAGGCGCCCGGAGTAGCGGTCGATGGCGTTGCCGCCGGCGTCGAGGTCGCGCGAGGCGCCGCGGACGTTCGAGCCGAGATCGATCATCCGGGCGCCGGCCTTGTCGAGGTGGCCGTCGGTCTCGCGGAGGTTGCCGTTGAGGTCGGCGACGCTGCTGCTGAGTTTGCCGGTGCGGGTGTCGAGCCGCGCGACGGCGGTCGCGTGGGCCTTCGTCCTCGCGGTGACGGCGTCGAGGCGGGTCTCGTTAAGGCGCAGCTCGCGGTTGGTGGCGCGGAGGTTCGACGTCGACGACGCAAACGCCTTGTCGGTCTCACGGCCGGCCAGGCGCATCTTCGCGACGTAGGCGCCGACCTCGGCGTCCATGTACACCGAGACGGAGCGGACCTGAGTCGTCATGACCGGCCACCACCTCTCTTGGCTGCGCGTCGCTGGGCCGCTGAGGCGTAGGCCGGCAGCGGGTCGGTCTCGTAGTCGCGGTCGTGCACCAGGCCGATGAACTCGACCGGCTTCGCGGTTTCATCGGTGTGCCGGCGCAGCGCGGTGCACGCCTGGCAGACGCTGACGTCGTCGTCGGGCGTGCGGTACCAGCCCTCGTTGTCGGAGTGCCACGCCAGCGCCTTGGGCTGCCCGCAGATGCCGGGGCACAGGGTGTTGAGGTGCTGCTCGTAGGCCAGCATCAGCGCCCGGTCCTCAGCGGTCCACGGTGAGCGGGTTGAGGTGCGCGCCACGCGGCCCTGGTCGTCGTACTCGTAGACCGTGACCGCGCGGCGCCCGCGCAGCACCGACGGGGACACCTGCAGCTTGAGCGCGAGCGCTAGCTCCGCGCGGGCACCCGCGGCCTCAGGACGGCCGAGACGAGCCGCGATTTTGGGACGTCCACCCCCGAGCTGGTGTTCACCCGCCACGCGACGAGGCCAAGCTCGTCCATCGCGGGCCGGCCGAGCTGCTTGCGCATGGCCTTGACCTTGTCGGCCGGGATGGCCGGGGTGTGCGCGGTGGCGACGATGAGCTCGTCCCAGAACGCCTGGGGCTTGGGGTCCTCGGACTTGATCTCCGCGCGCCACTTCGTCTCGAACGCAGCCCAGTCCTCGTCGGGGATCTGTCGCATCCGCACCGAGCGCATCGAGGCGGCGTACTCGGCCTGGACCTCGCGCCACTCCTGGGCGACGACCTCGGCGGTGCGGGTGCCGCCGGTGCCGACGGCGGCGTCGGGCTCGAGGATCGGGCGGCCGGTCTCGTCGGTGAGGCCTTCGAGCTCGCCCTGCAGCTCATCGAGGCGTGCCTCGAGGTCGGGGCGGATGGAGAACCGGGCGGTCTTCTCGGCGCGGCGTACGTCGGCGGACAGGAGCGCGTCGAGGTCGAGGATGGTGTCGACGATCGACGGCTCCTTGTCGGCGACGACGAAGGGGTTGGTGGGCTCGGCGGCGCCGAGGGCCTGCTCTGACATGGGGGTCCTTGGGAGTGAGGAGTGGGTTGTGCCGGGTGCGGGAGTGGTGGTGCGGGGTGGAGCGGGGCGGCCTCTGACTCCCGGGCAGAGGCCGCCCCTGCGTGAGGTGCCGGTCAGGGCGTGACGGGGCCGACCACGACGTACGGGTAGCCCTTCTGGACCTGCATGGGGGAGCGGGCCTTGATGTAGCCGCCCTGGTCGGAGGGGGGCTGCAGGTTGTCGGTGAGGACCTCGCCGCCGAAGCGGAGCTCATCGCCGGTGGTCCACGCCTCCGACTCGGGCTGGCCGGTGTGGCGCTCGTAGATCCACAGCGTGGTGCCCTTGAGCTTCAGCGCCTCGAAGAGGGCGTCCTCGAGCGGGTCGGGCTTCCCGTCCTCGTCGAAGTAACGGAAGATCGTGGCGCCGGCCTGGTAGTTCGAGACCCCGAACGCCTGGACGTCGTTGTCCTCGCAGACCGCGCGCTCGTTGAACGTCGCGGAGTCGGTGGGCCCGAAGGACCAGTCGGAGGCGAGGATGCGGCACCCGGCGCCGGCCGCGCCGCCGATGCCGGCGGAGAGCTCGGCGGCGGTGGGTGCGTTCGGGATGACGGGCTTAGTGGTGAGGACGGCGATCTTCTTGTGGCCGTCGGCCAGTGAGCGAGGCATGGTGGCTCCTTCTTCCCCGTCAGGCCGGGGTCTTGTCGGACGCCGGGATGGCGGCCGGGGTCGGGGTGTTGCTGTTGACCGGCGGGCCGTCTGCGGCGTCGCGGGCGTTCTGCTTCGGGGTCTTGCGGAACCCCTTGCCGAGCACCGGGTGGTCGACCCAGTGCGCGGGGATCCGGTGCTTGTCACCGGTGGTCGTGGAGTAGGCGTTGACGAAGCCGTCGGACATGGCGGTGTGCTCCTCTGGTGGGTTGGCACCAGGCAGGGCAGCCGGTGCGGTCAGGTGGTGACGTCGAGGCGGTACTGCAGCGGCACGAAGTACCGGGGCGGGGAGCCCTGCAGCGTGTTGTCGCGGCGGGGCTGGCCGGGGTCGTAGCCCGCGGGTGGGGTGAGCCGCCCGAACGCGAGGCCCTCGGTGGTGGGGGACCAGCGGCGCAGCAGGTGGTCGACCTGGTCGACGAGGTGCAGGCAGTCGGCCTCGTAGCCCGCGACGCAGGTGACCTGGTGGACCGCGGTGAGGTCGTCGTGGGTGTCGGCCACGTCGCGTTCGCCGTTGACGTAGTGGGTTCCGGTGCCGGTGAACTGCACGACGTACGGCGCGACCCGCCCGGATGGGTCGGTGACTCCGCCGGTCTCGATGAGGGGCGGAGCGTCGGGGACCTCGCCGCGGTAGTAGGTGACGTCGGTCAGGGTCCGCAGCCGGGCCTCGATCTGGTCGCCGATGGACTTGCGGCGGATGGTCGGCAGGTCGGCGGGGCTCATCGCAGGATCCGCTCGCCGAGCTGGGCGAGCGCCTCGACGGCGCGCGGCGCGTGACGGTCGAAGGCGGGGCCGAGGTAGGGCTGGGCGCCCATCTCGGAGGTGCCGAGCTCCTGGTAGATGCCGTACTCCACGCTCGGGCCGGCCTCGAAGGACAGCCCGTCGATGTCGGCGCTGATGGAGGACTTGAGGATCCCGAGGTCGACCGGGGCGAGCTGCTGGGAGGTCGCGACGACGTCGAGGGCGGTCTTGGCGATGATCCTCTGCGCGACGGGCTCGACCTGGGCGGTGTTGGTGCGGATGTCGGCGGCCAGAGCGTGAACCTCGGAGGCGTCGATCGTGATCATCGGGGCCTCCTGGGGCGGGTCAGGTGGTGGCGGTGGCGTACAGGACGCGTGAGAACTCGCGGCCGGGCTCGGCGATCGAGGTCACCCGCAGCACCTCGCCGACGAGCGCCGGGTTGGGGGCGTGGGTGACGCGCACGAGGTGCTCGGGGGCGAGGTCGTTGCCCTGGCCGGCGGGGAGCTTGATCTCGTAGGCCCGCTCGTCGGTGACGTCCTCGCCGGCGGTGCGCGTGGTGCCGTCGGAGGTGGACAGCAGCCCCACCGAGGCGGGGCCGTCGTACAGCGGTGCCAGGACGGGGGCGAGGGTGCGGCCGGCGTCCTCGTTCCACGCCGGGGTGCCGCCGGCGGGCCCGATCTGCACGGTGCAGTCGAGGGTGCCGGTCACGACCGGGGCGTGCGCGGCGGCCCATCCGGGTGTGATGGCGCCGGGGGAGCCGGGGCGGCCCGGGTGGAGCGGGCGGGGCATGTCAGAACCAGCCGCCGGCGCTGTACCGCTCGCCGAGCTCGACGGTCTCGCGGTCGGTGGTGATGTCGATGACCTCGAAGAAGCCGTCGTCCTCGTCGTCGAGGGCCGCGGTGTGCTGTGCGCGCAGCGCGGCGGCGCGCTTGCGCAGCGAGTCGGCGGTCTTGGCGCCGTCGGTCGAGAGCTGGCCGTCGCGGATGACCTTGGAGACCAGGGCCTCGTTGTCGGCGATGGTGTCGATGGCCTGCGCGGCGGCGAGCTTGACCGCGCCGCCCTCGAGGCGGAGGAACGCAGCGATCTCGTCGTCGGTGAAGACGGTGTCAGTGCCGGGGGCGTTGATGAGGAGCCGCACGTCGTTCACGGCGGGATCGGTCTCGGGCATGTCAGCTCCTCAGGGTCGGTAGTGCAGGTGGCCGGCGCGGTGCACGGTGTCCGCGCCGGCCACCTGGGTCTTGCGGGGCCTGGGTCAGGCCTTCGTGCCGTACTTCGCCTTGAGGTCGGCGTACGACAGGGGCTCGGCCTTGTCGTCGAGGAGGTCGTCGTCGGTGGCGCCCTTCTCCTTGGCGTAGGCGACCCACTCGGCCATGGGTGCGTTGCCCTTGGGCTCCTCGCCGGGCTGGCGGGCAGCGGGGGCCGGTGAGCTCGAGGCGTCCGAGCCCGCGGCCGGGTCCTTCGGCTTGCCCTTCTTCGTCCCGGGCGGGACCAGGCCGGCCTTGGACTCCAGCCACGCCTTCGGCACCTGGGGCAGGCCGGGGATGGCCTGCCCGTTGGCGTCGACGACGTCGACCATGTCGGACTTCGTGTACACGCTCATGGTGTCTCCTTCCCCGATCAGGCCGGCAGGCCGTCGGAGGCGTAGGTGAAGAGCGGGTCGCCGGGCGCCGACCCGGTGATGTGGCGGCAGCGCCAGTCGACGCTGTCGGTGTCGTAGGACCCCTCGTCGGGCGCGATGGTGCCGCCGCCCGGGCGGGACCCCTGGTCGTTCTTGTACCGGATGTCCGGGGTCTCGTAGCCCTGGAGGAAGCCGGTGTAGAACGCCGGGATGGGCGCGGTCTCCGGCTCGGGGACGATGAACCAGGCGTTGCCCGGCAGGTCGTCGATGGTGTCTCCGGTCATCTTGCCGCTGAGCGGGTTGGGCTCGAGCGTGGTGGTGCCGCCGGAGACGACGCGGACCTCGGTCTGGTTGAGCAGCCGCTCGCGGGTGATCTCGAGCGCCGGGCCGGTGAGAAGCTTGAGGCGGCCCGGGTAGAGCAGGTTGCCGTCGGCGTCGCGCTTGGTGGTGACGACGGTGCGGGCGGCCTCGACGTTGGCCTGGTTCAGCACGCCGGTGCCGAGGTTGCCGTTACCGACGTTGAAGAACGACGTGTTGGGGGCGCCGGTGGCGGGGTTGGCCAGCTGGACGAGCGAGATGTAGTTCTCGGTGAGGATCGCGGCGTTGCCGAACTCCCCGGGGACCTGCATGAGCTCGTCGAGCTGGTCGTTGATCTTCATCTCGAAGGTGTAGCCGAACCGGCGGCCGTACTTCTTGACCGAGACGGACCGCTCGCCGACCGAGTAGGTCGTCGAGGGGTAGGCGGTGTTCTCGGGCACCAGCTCGAGGCGGGTGCGGCCGCCCTGGAGCTCGCGGAAGTACTTCGGGCGGAAGTCCTTGAGCGTGGTGCGGGTGGAGAACTTCGACCACGACGCGGGCATGGCCTGGTACTGGGCCAGCATGATGCGGTCGAAGACGTCGCCGACGACCGACTGGAACAGGTCGGAGGTGGTGAGCGCCTCCTGGAGCACCATCTGGGCGTAGGACGACCCGGAGCGGGCCTGGGCGATGATCTCGGAGGCCTCGGCCACGCGGATCATGCGGGCCTTGGCCATGGAGCGCCGTCGGGCGACGGGCCCGGTGCCGGAGGCGGCGAGGTTGGCCTCGGTGACGCCGAACGACTCGGCGAGGTCGAGCAGGGTGTTCTTCTTCATGATCTGGGCCCTCCTCAGGCCTTGACGAGACGCACGTGGACGAAGGGGCCGTCGGCCTTGGTGCCGCCGGAGGCCTTGGTGGCGCCGGACCCGTCGGGCGCGGCGATGGTGCGTCCGAACAGCGTGTTGCCGGACGCGGTGGTGGTGAGGGTGCCGGCGGCGGTGCCGTCGCCGGTGATGTAGATCGCGGTGCCCTCGGCGGCGACGGCGTCGGTGGTCCACAGGTCGTAGATGCCGACCGACTGGACGGAGGCGCGGCCGGCGATGTTGCCGCCCTTGCCCTCGTCGGTGGCGGCGACGGCCGGGGTGCTGGCAGCGAGAGCCAGGACGGGGTCGCCGGCCTTGGTGCCGGTGGGGACCTTGGCGGAGAAGTAGTCGGCGATCTGGGTGCGCTCGTTCTTCATGCTCAGGCCTCCTTGACCGTGCGAGCGTTGGTGGGCATGAGGTCGCCCAGGGACTCGGCGAGGCGCTTGTCGAGGTCGAAGTCCTCGTCGTCGCTCTCGTCGATGCTGGTGTCGCTGCCGAAGCCGCGGACGCGCCCGGTGCCGGCGGCGGTCTTCTTGTCGGCGGCCGACTCGTCGACGGCCTTGGTGAAGGCGGCCTCGTCGAGGTCGCCGTCCTTGAGGGGCAGGTCGGCGAGCAGGCCGCGCGACTCGAGCGCGGTGAACTCGACGTCGCCCTCCTTCGCGCGCTCGGCGATGATCGTCGAGGCGCGGGTGACGCGAGCACGGGTGGCCTCGGCCTCCTCGAGCTCGGTGATGCGTGCCTTCTGAGTGGCGTTCTCGGACTCGAGAACGTCCACCCGACCGGCCTTCTCGATGAGCCCGGTGTGTACGGACTCCTCGATCGAGATGTTGCCCATGGTGACCTCCTGGTCAGCCTCGGTGGTGGGGTTGGTGCTGTCCGGCCGGGTGACCGGGACGTATGTGGTGCGGACCCTGACTTCGGTCCGCTCGCCCGCCAGCGCGACCGCGCCGTCGGTGCTCGTGTAGGCCTGCCCGAAGGTGCCGGGGTCGTCGGTGGCGCCCTCGACCTCGAACCAGACCGTGGTGTCGTCGAAGTCGCGGACGTAGACCCACACCGACCGGTCGGCGTCGTTCGGGGTGCCGTAGGCGTCGCGGAGCTCGGCCTGCAGGGCCTCGCGGGTGTCGTTGACGGTGGCCTCGTCGACGCCGTGCCCGATGGCGCGCTCGAGGACGGCCGAGGGGGGCAGGGACTCCAGCACCTGCAGCACGCGTCCGCCGCGGCCGGCGCGTGAGACGAAGTCGACGGAGCTGATGTGGGCCAGGCCTTCGATGATCGAGCCGGTGCGGCCTTCGGCTTCGCCGACGGTGACGTCGGTGGCGGAGCCGCGGATGGACAGGCCGAGGTGGGGGGCGAAGTTGTCGTCGGCGAGGAACTCCCGGAAGGGCTTGGTCACGGTGCACTCAGCGACCAGGGCCTGGGCGTTGTCGTCCCAGATGGCGGCCTCGGTGATGACGGCAGCGATGTCGGCGACCGAGCGGTTGCCGTTCATGTCGACGCCAGAGCCGTCGGCGTGGGGGTGGTCGAGGTACATCTGGGTGCCGACGGCGACCAGGGGAGCGGCGGCCTCGCAGACCTCGGGGGAGTAGTACCCGGACGAGCCCCAGCCCGGGGTGAGGACCTGGATGGTCATCCGGCCGGACTTGCGGTCGGATGCTGTGGCGGCCTCGGTGAGCTTGACGCTCTCGTGCAGCTGCTGGGGCATGGCGGGACCTCCCGGTCACGAGTAGCGTCTGGCGGGTGGGAGTTGACGACGACGCGGACTGCGTCGAGCACGTGTGGTCGTTGGCTGAGCTGGCGGTGAACCCGGAGACGTTGCGCTTCGACCGTGCGCAGGAATGCGGGCGGTGCGGTGCGGTGGCGTACGTCGGGGCTCAGGCCACGGACCCGAGCCGGCCGCCGCTCTGAGGTGCTGGCGCGACGCCGAACGAGTCGCGCCACCCAGTGCTGGTCCGCTTCCGTGACCACGCCTCGATGGGGAACTCGCCGCGCAGCCAGGCGGCGTAGCCAGCGCGGCCCAGGATCCGGGCCTGCTGCTCAGGTGCGAGGGCTGCGAACTGGGCCGTCGGGTCGGGGGTGAGGTCCGCCGGTTCCTCGAGGTCGAACCCGAGGTCAGCCCACGACTGCGTCTTCGGCATCCGCGCGCACCGGCCGGACTGGTGGTCGAGCGGTCCGGCCTCGGTCACCGGGTAGACCGTCCCGGCCTTCGACCAGCATGAGCGGCAGGTCTTTTCGTCGAGCTTCGCGAGCCACGTCCACCCGGCGAGCACGTCGGCGTGCAGAGCCTGCCCCTCCTGAGCTGCGGTGCGGTGTGCGTCGAGGGTCTCGGTCCGGGAGATCGTCATGGCCCGGGTCAGGCCGCCGTTGAAGCGCTGCTCGGAGCGGCGCACCATGCGTGCTGCTGTGTCGCGGGCTCCGGTGCCTGAGGCGACGCCGCGGATCAGCTCGCGGCGTACGGCGCTGGCGGCCTCGGCTGACAAGGGCCGGGTCAGCGCGGTGATCTGCTGGGTGGAGCGGCGCACGATGGCGTCGAGCGCCCGGTCGGGGACACGGGCTTCGAAGTCGACGAGACCGGTGAGCTCGGGCAGCTGTGAGTCGACGATCTGCGCCTGGGCGTGGGCTGCTGTGCGGACGATGCCGGGCAGGTCGGCGGTGATGGTGATGCGGGCGGCCTGGGCGAGGACGTCGAGACGGCCGGCGATGCCGAGCAGCACGATCTGCAGGCGGCGCGAGCGCAGGACGAGCGCGGGCGTGAGGCGGGCGCCGTCGGCGAGCATCGTGACCAGGGTGTCGCGCAGGTCGGTGGCGACCTCGTCCCAGGCGTCGGCCCAGGCGCTGGTGAGCGCGCGGGTCTGCTCGTCGGTGACCTGCTGCAGTTGGGCGCGCAGCTCCTCCTGCAGGCGCAGGGTGCGGCGCGTGACGGCCATCAGGAGTCGACCTCGAGGTCGTCGCCGCTGCAGTCGAGGCACCGCAGGGTGTGTCGAAGCGACATCACGGGGCCGATCGTCAGGGTGAACCAGACGCGGGCCCCGGACGGCAGTGCGCAGTTACGGCACCACAGGCCTGTGTCGATCGCGAGCTGCTCGACGCGGACGGCGTACGCCACGTGGGGACGCATCAGACGCCGGCCGGGTCGTCGCCGTTGCGGAACCGCTGGACGGCCTGGTCACCGGCCGTCGCGTCGGGGTCGAGCCAGTTGCCCGCCTCGTCGGTCATGTCCTCGAGAAGGTCATCGACGTCCTTGACGCGCAGCGCGTGCAGCAGGAGCCGTGCGGTCTCGAGCGGGGGCAGCTTCCGCGTGCTGTCGGCCGACACGATGGCCTCGACCAGCTGCACCGGGTCGAGCTCGTTGAGGTCGGGCCAGTCGACGACCACGGTGCGCTCGACGTCCCCGGCGAGGGTGACGGTCTCGCGGCCGGTGTACGGGTCGCGGCCGAGCGTGCCGCGCAGGGGCCCGCGGGGGGCTCGGACGGCCTGGTCGATGACGTAGCCGGTGACGGTCTCGATGACGGAGGTCCACAGCATGCGGCGCATGCCCATCTCGAGGATGGTCGGCTTGTCGAGGGTTTCGGCGGTGGCTCGGTTGCCGGTGGTTCCGGGGTCTGCGAGGAGCGAGACGACGGAGACGCCCATCGCGGCGGCGACCATGGCGGCCAGCGGCCGGCCGGACTCGGAGTCGATGGTGGCGCCCGACTTCGGGATCGCTTCGAGGCTCTGCCCGGGGCCCATCGCGGCGACGTTGCCGGCATCTGACATGCCGGGGAGAGCGGCGGCGGGGAGCGCGGCGCGCATGGTCTCGGCGGCGCGCCGGGCGCGGGACGACTTGTCGCCCGAGAGCCTCCACGCGAACTTCGACAGCGCCTTGACCAGGCGGGCCCAGTCGGTGAGGAACCCGTCGTAGGCGCGGCCCCACGGAAGGGCGGCGTAGGTGTCGGGCACGCCCCACTTCCACCCGTCGAGCCGGTTGACCGGTACGTGCAGCATCGGGGCGTCCCACATGATCTCGACGCCGTCGATGCTGCGGGGCCGGCGGGCGGGGCGGTAGCCGAGGGCCGGGTGTAGGACCTTGACGGTCACGGCCCGGGACCGGGTGGTGAGCGGTCCCCGGGCGGGCTGGAAGGGGCGGACGACGGTGGTGTCGTACTGGCGCAGGAAGAACCAGGTCTCGTCGCGGTCCTCGGGGTTGGTGATCTTGTCGGTGATCTCCTCGAAGGGCGTCGAGCGCACCTGCACGCGCCCGGTCGAGGGATCGGTGAAGAGGGCCAGGATGACGTTGCCGTCGGTCGCCAGGGCCCGCTCGTTCTCCTCCTGAGCCTGCGAGGAGGTGAACGAAGCCTGGTTGGACTCGTCGTCCCAGAATGCGGTGATGACGGCGTTGACGTCCTGCTCTGCATCCTTGCCGGCTCGGGCTTGCACGGTGACGCCTTGGCCCCAGATGTAGCCGATGCGCAGCTGCACGCCGCGCTTGATCAGCGGGGAGGCGAGGACCATGACCCGGCAGTTGCGTGCGATGTCGTTCAGGCCCTGGCGTGAGAACTCGCGCTCGAGCGTGAAGGCCATCCGCTGCCAGCCCCGGTCCTCGGCGGCGAGCTCGAGGTCGGCCACCGACTCCTGCAGGAGCTCGTTGTGGTTCGTGGTCGCGTCGAGCAGGGATGCGAGTTCGGCGTACGAGGCGGGGGCGGTGGTCTCGACGACGTCGAGCGTCATGGTGACCTCCTCGGGTGCTCAGTACGGGGTGATGTTGAACTCGGAGAGCTCGTCGTCGAGGTCGTCCTCGGTCACGAGGCCGCCGGCGAGCAGGGGCTGCAGCACGAGCCGGTTGAGGGCCTGCGACATGGCGTCGACCTGGTCGTCGTGCGCCGCGGTGGGGAACCCGGCGGCCTCGTCGATGAACCCGCCGACCCACGGGGCGATCTCGGGGGAGGGCAGCCACACGTTGCCGGCCTCGACGAGCGGCGACACCGCGGCGGCGCGTGCTTCCTTGCCGCCCTGCGGCTCCTCCGGCACGATCCCGGGCACCGTGCGGCCGAGCATGCTGATCACGGCAGGGCCGTTGGCCTTGTCCTCGACGACCTTGAGCAGCGCCTGCGGCCACTTCGCGGCGAGCTCACGGAACGCGCGGAGGGTCGCGACGAAGTCCATGCGGCCATGGACCTGGTCGAGGAGGTAGGCGTCTGCACGGCGGCGCATCCACACCTGGCCGGCGACCTTGTCTGTGCCCTCGGTGCCCTTGAACGTCATGTCCCAGCTGATGAGGAGGTCGTCGAACCCGGTGACGTAGTGCGACCCGTCGTCGCGGACCATCCACAACGGCTGGTGGTACTCGCGCCACTGGTCGCGGGCGAAGATCGTGCCCTGCGCCGGCGAGGGCCGGCCCTGGTAGAGGGCGTTCCAGACCCTCGAGCCGACCTCGCGGATCTTCTTCACCCAGTCGGCCGTCGTGCGCCGGCGGGCGGACTCCATGAACTCCCCGGGCTGACGGCCGAGGATGTCGGTCTCGCCCTTGGCGGGGTCGTGGTCGGCCTGGGCGGGGATGTTGAGCACGGTCCACCCGTCGCCCTCGGCAGCGAGCCACCCGGCGAGGTCGTCCTCGCGCCACCGGGTCTGGATCAGCACCACCGGTGCGCCCGGGCCGAGGCGGGTCAGGGCGACGTTCTCCCAGAAGTCGCGCACGGTCTTCGCCCAGGCCTTCGAGTCCGCGTCGGCCGCGTTCTTGTACGGGTCGTCGATGATCATCACGTCGACCGCGCGACCGGTCAGCGACCCGTCGATGCCGACGCAGGTCACGCCGCCGTCGTAGCCGAGGAGCTCGAACTCGTCCTGGCGCTGCGAGGACTGCGAGAGCTGCAGGCCGAGCTCGGGGTGCTCGCGGAGGTCGTCGCGGATGCGGCGGCCCCAGCGGCGGGCGATGTCGTGGCCGTAGGACACGATCGCGATCCGCAGGTTGGGGTTGCGGTGCAGCAGCCACAGCGGGAAGCGGCGCGAGGCGCGCTCGGACTTCCCCTCCTGAGGGGGCATCGAGATGATGAGCCGCTCGCAGTCGCCGTTGGCGACGTCGACGAGGGCCTTGTCGATGGCGTCAAGTGCGGGGGTCTGGATGGTGGACCGGTCGAGCGCTGCGGCCATGTGGCCGGGGGTGGCCCAGGGTTGCTGGCGGCGTTCGGGGGCTAGCTGGGTGCGGATCATCTCGACCATGAGGTCGCGGGTGGCGGTCACGGCGGCACCGCCTCCCTGGACGTGCGAAGACCCCGCGGTCCGGGTTTCGGGGTCGCGAGGTCTTGAGGTGATGAGACACCAGTGACGAGTCTTGTGTCAAGCAGTGCTAGTCCGCTCCCTCTCCCGGATAGAGCAGCGTGGCGCCTTCGTAGCCCCACTGCGGGCGGTATCCCCGCACGATCCGAGCGTTAGGAAGCCGGGTCCATTGCCGGCCATTTGCATCCTTGAACGTCCAACCGAGTCGCACCCTGAGCGGCCACTCCAGGCGCCCGAACACGACGCTAGTGCGGTGGCGGATGACGGCAACCATAGGTTCGTCAAGGCCTCTTCTGGCCCATTCGTCCCAGGCTCGATCACGCCCTTGTTGACCTCGGCGATGCGCACCAGCTCGGTGTCGTGCACTCCCACGTAGATGTGGACCTGAAATATGCTCACGGGCAACTCCGAGGCGTTGCGGACGGTCAGCAACAACGAGGTCAGCGACGGGGTCTCGAAGACATCAGCGGAGCCATCGGTGCTGGTGCGGTGGTGTGCTTCCTGAGTAGTTGCGCCCCACGCCGCGACGAGGCCCGCCTGGCGGCGACGCTGGTCTCTTGCTAGTTGCCGGTCTCTGGCGACCTCACGCCCGTAGGCCTTCGAGGCAAACCACGCGGCGACGACGGCGGCGAGGAACGCAGCGAGAGTGGATATCGCACCGACCCACTCGGCAACCGAGCCTGATTCTGCGCCCGTGACTAGACCGATCGTGAGCGCTACTGCGAACACGACAAGCCCGGCGAGCACCACTTCGAGCGCGAAGCCAGCGTCTGCACGTCGGTTCCGAGAAGGCATTCGGCGATCATGCCGTGGGGAGCGGGACCGTGTCAGGCGGTCGCGTGTTCGACCGCAGCCCACTCGTCGACGATCGCCCGCACCCGGGCCGGGTGGATACCCAGGCGCCGGCCCGCGGCGTCGACGTCTTCGCCGGCGGCGACCGCGGCTGCGAGCAGCCCGGCCTGGCGGGCACGCGCCTCGCGCGCTGCAGCTGCAGCCTGCGCACGGACGACCGCGGCGGCCGCCTCGTCGGCGACGTCGGGCCAGAACACCAGACGCAGACCCCACTCCGTGCCCGGCGACCACCGACACACCGCCGCCACCTTCCCGCGGTCCATCCACTTCCGCACCGTCGCCGCCGGCACGTGGTAGCCCGTCATCGTCGTCGCCGCCTCGGCCGCCATGCCGATGTGCGTCCACCCGTCACCGTCAGGCCCGCCCTCAAGGAGGTCGCGGCGTACGGCGTTGCCGTACTCGCCCGGCGTGTAGAGCTTGCGGCACCCCGTGCACTCCCACGACTGCCCGATTGACGGGTCGATGATGCCGCCCTGACCGGCCCGCGAAGTCGTACACCTGGTGCACGGCACCCGCGCGGCGGCCAGCTCGGCCGCAGTCGGCGTGCGGCGGGCGGCCTTGCGGTCGCCGTACGTCGCGGCCCCGAGCTCGGGGTACGTCGGGAGCACCTCGACCAGGAACACCCGGGCGGCCGAGGCCGCCGCGGTGACCCGCTCCAGGTGCTCGTCGGCGCGCGTGCGGTGACGGCACGCCTGGGGCCGGCCGAACTTCCGCACCAGGGTGTCGCCGCACTCGAAGCACGACACGCCCCGCTCGGGCTCGCGTTCGTCGTGCAGGACGGCCTCGAGGCGGCGGCGGAGGTCGGCCATGTCGCGGGCGAAGCGGGTCCAGTCGGGGCCGTCGGTGGCTTGGGACATGGACGTGAGGTGCTCGACGAGGTAGCCGACGGTGCCGGAGATGGTGACCCGCGTGGGGAGCTGTTGGCGGTGCCAGGTGGCCCACTGGTGTGCCCAGGCTGCGAGCGGCACGAGCGGGGGGACTGGGTCATCGGGGTGGTGGTCGTCGTCAAGGTCGGGGCGCCAGATGAGGTCGTCGCCGTCAGCGCCGGCGCGGGCGAGCATGACCATGGCGTCGGCGCCGGGGATGGGCGCGGCGGCGGCGAGGCGGCCGTTGCGTCCGGCGCGGGCGGCTTGGGTCCGGAGGTGGCGGCAGAGCCAGGTGATTTCGTGGAGGTCGTCGCGGGTGTGGCCGATGCAGGTGGGGCAGGTGAGCGGGTGGTCGTTGTCGAGGTGGGTGCGGGTGCAGGTGGTGCAGTGGGGTGCGGTGCAGGGGGTGCAGCCGGTTCCGGCGGCGGGGCAGGGTCCGCCGGTGTGGGTGGGGCAGTTCTCGCCGTGGTCTCGGGTGACGCGGTGGCCGAGGGCGCGGTCGTAGTGGCATGTGGGGCGACGGCGGGTGTCGTGCAGGGGCTGGGTCACGCTGTGGCCTCCGGTGCGGGGTCGGGTTGGTCGAGGCTGCCGTCGGTGGGGCGGGGGAAGAGCCATGCGTCGTCGAGGTCGATGCCGTGCACGCTGGCGACGGTGATGACGGTGCGGCACGGCCACTCGTCGCGGTCTTCGCCGGCGAGGCACTCCATGCAGGTCCAGTGCTTGGAGTTCTCGTAGCGGTCCCACGGTTCGCGCCGATGAAGGTCAAGCACGGCGCGGCTGATGGGGTCGTCCAGGTTGTCGAGGCGGTGGATGGCGGCCGGGATGGTGAGGGCAGCCATGGTGCGGGCGGCATCAAGACCGAGAGTCATCGGTGCTCCTCGCACGGCACACGCCTGAAGTTCGGGAACCGCTCACAGAGCGCACGGGTCTCGACCCATGCGCAGTCCAGGCAGGTCAGGATCGAGGGCCACGGCAGCGGCGGCGTCTCGCCCTGGGCGTGCACCCGGCGTACCACCACGTCCTCGTCGCGGCTCGGGCGCCCGGCGTGTGGGTCGTTCACGACGAGGTCGTAGACGACGCGGCAGCGCTCGACGTCACGCTCGATGGTCTGCCGCCCTGGCATCTGGTGCGGGTCGAGGCCGTGCGTGACGCACCACTCGCACAGCGCGAAGTGCCCCATCGGGTCGCTTTCGGCCAGGAGCGGGCCGTCGACGGTGAGGCTGGTCCCGTCGGGGCTCAGGTGCAGGATCCGCTCAGGGGCCGTCATCGGGTCACCCCCGCGAGCTGCTCGAGAACGTCGGCCGGAGGGGTCCACAGTCCGAGGCGGCCCTTGCACGGGATCGGCTCGGGCAGCGGCCGCGGGTTCTCGAGCACGAGGTGGACGACGTCGCGGCGGGTGCGGCCGCCGTGCTCGGCGTACGACGTTTCGGCCCACCACGACTCGCAGCAGAAGTCGACGCGCAGGCCGTCGGTGTCGATGTGCTCGGGGGTCGCGACGTGGACATCGACCAGGTCGACGACGCCGATGATCGCGCCAAGCTCGAGCGACTCACGCATCTGCTCACCGACGGGGGTCGGCGATGTCAAGCGCTCGGCGGCCGTGATGCTGGGCACGGTGTGCATGCCGCGCTCGCTGATGCGGCCGCCGGCGTGGATCGCGAGCGGCCCGCGGTACGACCACGCCTGGGTCCGGTTCTCGACGTGCTTGCCGCCGTGCACGATCGCCCACGCCCACGGCTGCTGCACCGTCAGCGCCCTCACCGGGTGTCACCATTCAGCATTCGGTTGAGCTCGTAGAGCTCGACGGCATCGTCGCGACGCATGCGCATCACCACGCTGTAGCCGAAGCCGAGCAAGATCAGATACCGCCTGAGTTCATTCATGGGGTCTCCTTCGGGTTGGGGTGCTCGACCAGGTGGTGGCCAAAGTCGAGGTGCGCGCCGACGACCGTGCGCCAGGTGGCCGAGCGCCATCCGCACCGGCAGGTGGCCCAGCAGCCGTGGCGGCCGGTCGACAGCAGGGTCGGGTGGTGCTTCATCAAGGGCGGGTCGAGTCGCACCAGCTTGCCGACGACCCGGGTCACGCCCTGGCCGTGGGCGCCGCGCATCACGTCGGCGACGCTGTGCCAGGTCGGGTCGGTGATGAGGCGGCCGTCGTCGAGGCGGATCGCGTAGAGGCCGCTCACGACGCCGGCTCCCAGTCGGCCATGGCCCGGGCGACGTCGGCCCGGTCCTCGTCGACGACGGCGTCCTGCGAGGTGCCGAGCCGCCACCTGTAGGTCCACGACGCTCGGTGCAGCTCGGAGCACACGAGGCCGGCGCGCTCGAGCGCACGCAGGTCGCCGAGGACCCGGCGCTCACGCTGAGGTGACACCACGCGGCGGCCGGTGGCGGCGACGACCAGGTCGTAGAGCCGCATCGGGCCGTCGGTGTCGGGGTCGTCGCGGTGCTCGGCCAGGGCGGCGAGCAGGTCGGCGCGGTCCTGCTCACGCTCGTGCCGGTCCCGGGTCACAGCAGGATTCCCTGCGAGATCTCCGTGGCGACGTACCCGGATCCCGGGAACAGGTCGTCCACGGTGTCGAGCTCCTGGTCGTAGCCGAGCGCATCGAGCACCCACCGCGTCCACCGCGTCGGCTTCGCGCCGGCGAACCGGCTCTTGGCCGGCGGCTCGCACTGCAGGAAGTCCGACACCTGCCCGAGCGGGCCGCCACGGCGGCCGCGGCGAGTGTGGTGCGGGTAGACGATGACCGCCTCCATTGTGTTCGCGATCAGCCCGCCGCCACGGGTCGAGGTGAGCTTGCGCCAGATCAGGACCCGCGCACCTGGTGGCAGCGGCCGATAGGCGTCGAGCCCGTCCATGGACGTCGCGATCGCCCACCCGTCGTACTTCGCCAGCAGCTGCTCGAGCAGTAGGCGGTGGTGGGCCGGGTCGTCCCAGGCGCCGGCCTGGTCGTGGTGGTCGGCCTTGTGGCGGCGCTGGTCGTCTGAGCCGTCGCCGTAGTAGCGGCGGGCGCGCGACCTGACTGTCAGCCGCGGGACGCCCGTCGCGGTGTCGTGTCGCTCAGAGACCGATGGCGGGTAGGGCGGATCAGCGATGGCAAGCCTCACGGCTCGACCACCTCGCCGGGCACCAACTCGCCCAGCCCCGCCAGGAACCGGTCGACCATCGCCGTCCGCACCTCCGGCACCAAACCCCCGAGGTCGAGCGCCGCGAGAAACGCCGCGATGATGATCTGCGCACGCTGCTGCTCCAACTCGATGTGCTTCTCCGCGATCCCCAACCGCGCCATGTCGACCAACACCCGCGACAACCGATCCAACGCCCGGTCGAAGAGCGTCACCTCGGCACGCAGCTGCGTCAGGTGCCCACCCCCCGCGAGGTTCTTCATCGTCGACACCTGCCGGCCTGTCTCGTCGACTAGCTGCTCAAGCGCACCCGCGAGCCGCTCCAACGACGCGACCGGGTCCTTCACAGGGGTGGCCTGGTCGAGCCCGACCCACAGATCGGCGACGACCCGGTCAGCAGCAGCGACGAGCAGCCGCTCCTCGGCAGCAGCACGGACCGCCGGCGACTTCCCGCCGTGCATCGTGCACACCGTGCCGCCCGCGATCGCGTACCGCTTGCACTGCTCACCGGACTGCTTCGACCGGGCCTGGCAGCGCCGAGGGTCCATGGGGTTCGCGGTCACGATGCGCCGTCCTTGGGGTCGACGTCGACCAGGCGGTAGACCGCGTCCTGAACCGGGGAGTGGCCGTGGGCGTTGCTGGTGCGGCGGGTGTAGTGCCGGGTGCGGTAGCCCTTGCGGATGAGCTCGTCGATGGACTTGTCGCTGAGGTCGGACTCTGCGCCGGCTTCCATGGCGAGCTCGGCGTGGGTGTGCCACTGGCCGTCGGCGAGGGTGTTGGCGATGGCGTCCCAGGCGGGCCGGGTGCGGGGTCCGATGTTGGTGGGGAAGGCCATGGTCATGCACCTGCCGGGACGCGCTCGGGGACGCGCTGGTCAGTGCGTCCCGGCGGGCTCGCTGAGTGCGTCCCCATCGAAGATAGGGGGACGGGGGACGCACTCGCTTCGCGTCTGCCCGGGGACGCAGTGGGGACGCAGTCAGGGACGCACTGGGGACGCAGTCGTTTGGGGGTGTCAGAGGGGGTTGCTGGCGCGGTCATCTTCGGCCTCTCGGTAGGGGATGAGGAGGGTGTGCTGGTTGGCTCCGCGGGGTCCCTTGACGCGTGCGACGTGGCCTTCGGAGACGAGGACCTTGACGGCGTCGCGGAGGGTGGAGGCCTTGCCGGGGAGGTCGCGTTCGAGGTCGCGTTGGGTGCAGAGGTCGTTCTCGGCGATGTAGGTGGCGACCTTCTCCATGAAGCTGGTGGGTCGGAAGGATCCGTCCTCGTTGCGGGGTGCTTCGTCGCGGCTGATGGCCCAGGTGGTGGTGTGGGGGCCGTGGGTAGAGTCGAGGACGAAGGTGCCGGCGTAGCCGCCGCCGGAGGTGCGTCGGAGTTCGCCGGTGCGGTCCTTCTCGATGCGGAGCATGATGCGGCCGACGGACTCGGGGGCGGGCTTGACCTTGGCTTCGACGCGGAGGTAGGCGCCGTCGACGGCGCGTTTCTTGGCGGTGCCGCCGATGGCGAACCCGGTGGTGCGGGCTTCGGCTGACTTGGGGAGGTGGTCGACGGAGATGACGCAGGAGCCGGCCTTGGCGGGGGGCATGACGATGGTGCGGAGTGCCGCGGTGATCTCGTCGTTGTCGACGGACTTCACGCCGAGCATGGGGAGGATTTCGCCGAGGGAGTCGATGACGACGACGGCGGGGGCGAGGTTGGTGATGTCGGTGACGGCGGCGCGGAGCTGGTCTGCGTCTTCGGGTTCGTAGTAGCGGAACCGGGTGGGGTCGGCGATGGTTTCCCAGGGGACGCCGAGGAGGGCGAGGCGGGCGGCGGTGTGGTCTTGGCCGTTGTGGTCGACGTCGATCATGGCGAAGGTTTCGCCGGCTTCGAGGGCTTCGACGCCGGCGACTTGGGCGAGCCAGGTTTTGCCGCCTTCGGGGTCTCCGAAGACGCCGTTGTGGCGGCCCTTGTAGAAGAGGGCGGTGCCGTCGGTGCGGCGGGCGTAGGTGGGTGGGACGGGTTCGGGGCGGTCGCCGGTGAGGACCCAGGCGAGGTCGGCGAGGCCGGTGTCGGCGGTGCCGGGGGTGGTGGGTCCGAAGCGGGTGGCTGCTTCTTCGACTCTTTGGAGGGCTTCGGCGAGGAACCCGTCGACCTGGTCGACCTTGGCCTTGCGGACGAGGTCGCGGAGGCCGACGGCGGCGTCGTCGACGACTCGGACGCGGGCGTGGTTGCGGATGATGGTGGCGTACTGCTCGGCCTTGAGGGGGTCGGGGCAGGCGGTGAGGAGGTCGGGGACGAGGCGGACGAGCTCGACGTTGCGGATGGTCTGGAAGTGGGCGTTGAGGGTGACGAAGTCGGGTGGGGTGCCGGTGGTGGTGGTGAGGTGGTGCCAGTGGTCCCAGAAGTCGCCGTGGAGGGGCCAGTAGAAGTCGGTGTGGGTGAGGTGGGTGGCGAGGTCGGGGCCGCGTTGTGGTTCGGCGAGGAGGGCGCCGAGGAGGGCGCGTTCGGCTGCCCGGTCGGCGGGTGGGGTGTTGCTGGTGGGTGTGCCGCCGGTGGGGTTGGCGTCGTAGTCGGGGTCGAAGGGTGGTTCTTGCCCGACGGGGTGGAGGTGACGGGATGGTGGTCCGTCGTTCGTCACGTGGTGGTCCCTGTCGTTGGTGGGGCGGTGGTTGGGGGTGCCGCGCGGGGAGCAGGAGCACCGGCCGGGCTGAAAGGGTGGCGCGGCCTGTGGGGGTGCCCTTCGTTCGCTTGCAGCCTGGAGAGTTGGGCAGGCTGGGCGTGGCGTTGACTCCCCGCGCGGTGGTTCAGGCGGCGGGGACGGGATCGAAGGGGTTGGGGACGCCGCGGCTGGTGGTAGTGCGGGCGGTGTCGTGGATGCCCCAGTTGGTGGGGCCGCCGCAGATGTTGCACCCGTCGGGGTCGCCGGGGGTGCCGGCGTAGTCGTGGGGCTGGTTGGCGGGGTCGAAGACGTCGTCGGCGGGTCGGTCGTCGAGCATGGCGCGCGGGCTGTCGTCGAGCTGTGCGGTCTCCTCGACGACGGGCTCGTCGGGCTCCTCGTCCACGTCCGGGTCGTCGTCGAGGTTGTCGTCCTCGTCGTCGTCGAGGATTTCGAGTGCCGCGCCGGCGGCACGGACCTGCTCGACGGTGGGCTCGTCGTTGCCCTCGATGGGGAGCTGGTCACCGCCGTTGACGGCGAGGCCGCGTTCGTAGTGGAAGGCGCGGGTGAGGCGGCGGATGTGCTCGGCGGTGTCGTCGTTGGGGGCGACCTCGATGGTGTCGATGACGAGCTCGACGGAGCGGTTGCCTTGGTCGTCGACGGAGTGGCGTACGACCTTGAGGTCGACGACGCCGACGTAGTGGCCGCCGATGTTGTTGTACATGTGGGCGGCGTGGTCTTCGGTGACGCCGGTGTGCTCGAGGCCCTTGCCTCGGATCTTCGCGGTGGTGTCGCTCATGCGGTGCGTGCTCCTGTCGGGTTGGCGGCGCGGTCCCGGCCGGTGGTGGCTCGGGTGAGGGTGAAGGGGCCCAGTTCGGCGGCGCCGTCTTGCTCGATGGCGAGAGCCACGAGGTGTGCGGCTCGAGGTGTGAAGCCGACGCGGGTGAGGTCCGCCATGACGACGGCGTGGCGCATCTGGTCGAGCGGGTAGGTACGGGGGTAGCCGGTGCCGCAGAGGAAGGTGGGTGCTGCGTCCGGGATGAGGTAGCCGGCGCGGGTCCAGAAGTCGACCTGGCGGTAGGTGATGTTGGCGGCGTTGCTGATCTGGTGGGCGGTGACGCTCATGAGGCGGCCTGGTGGTGTGCCTGGTCGTAGGCCTCGCGGACGGAGCGGGGGACCTTGCCCGTGGCGGGGCACTCGATACCGGCGGTGCGGGCCCAGTCACGGATCACGGAGGCGGCAGGGCCGCTGCTCTGGGCCGTCGCGGCGGCGGTGCCGCGCAGCTTCGCCTTGGCATCGGCGAGCTGGCGCTCGAGGCGCTCGACCTCTGCTCGGGCGGCGGCCTTGCGTGCCTGCTCGGCGCGCTTTTCGGCGTGCTTCTCCTGGTCTTCGCGGAGCAGTGCGCGGACGCGGTCGAGCTGGTCGAAGGCCCGGTCGGCGGCGGCCTGGATCCGCCTGGAGGGGTGGTCCTTCGCGGTGTTGAGGAGGGCCCGGATCTCGTCGGGCGGCGTCAGCGGGCCGGAGGATTGCGGCGTCCTCTGCGCGACGAGCGGGGCAACGGCCACCGGCTGCGGCCGCGTCGGCTGCGCTGTGGGGATCTCGCTCTGGCGGTCGCGGTTGATGCGGTCGGTGAGCAGCCCAACGGCCTTGGTCATCTTGTCGACGTCGGGGTAGCCGTGGCTGGAGGCGAGGTCGATGACTTCGTAGCGGTCGAGGCGGGTGATGGTGGCGACGACGTCGGCGGTCTTTCCGCTGGCGAGGTGCTTGAGGACGGTGAGTTTCTTCTCGGCGCTGTGGTCGGTCATGACGCGTTCTCCTGGAGGGTCGGGACGGTGGTGAGCGGACGTCGTTCGCGCTCGGAGAGACCGCCCCAGATGCCGAACCGCTCTTGGTTGGCGAGGGCGTAGTCGAGGCATTCGGCGGCCACGGTGCACCGATCGCAGATGGACTTGGCGTGCCGGGTGCTGCCGCCCTTCTCGGGGAAGAAGCCCTCGGGGTCGGTCTGGGCGCAGAGTGCGTCCTCGCGCCAGGGCTGCCACCAAGGCGGCGTGGGTTCCGGCGCTTCGCGGACGGGGCCGCGCGCCCGGGCGGCGATGCCGGTGCGGGAGCTGTAGCCGGCCTTGGTGAGTCGCGAGACGATCGTGGAGGGGTGTCGGTCGTACTCTGCGGCGATGACGACGAGCGCTTCGCCGGCGCGGACTCGGCTCGCAATCTCTGCGATGGGTGGGAGGGTCGGCTTCGAGTGGACCGGTGAACGGTCGTTGCTGAACGCGTCGTTGCTGAGCCCGTCGCTAGTGCGCGTGCATCCGGCGGTGCAGTGGGCGACGTGACGCTGCACCTCGATCGCCTGGGACTGCAGGCGCGCGCGGAGGTGCTTGATCTCCTCGAGCAGGTTCGCCATGTAGGGCGTGCCCTCGAGCTCCTCGTTCTCCTGGTAGGTCGAGACGCGTTGAGCGAGGTCGCCGCGTGCCCGGGTGTGAGCGGTGGCTGCCTTCTGGCCGGTGTCGCAGTTGAGCGTGAAGGACCCGGTGCCGATCTTGGTGGTGGGCATCAGGCGCTCCGCTCGAGGCCGTAGGGGTCGCGGCGGAAGCGGCCGAGGGGAATGGGGTCGTGGGCGCGGAGGCGCGCCATAAGGTCGTAGCGGTCCCAGCGGCGCAACCACTTCTCGAGCGCGTCGTACGTCGGGAACCCGGCGCGTCGGGCGGCTTCGTGGGCGCCGACGTGGTGGTCGGCGAGCCAGGTGAGATCTTCGATGGTGGCGTCGACGTCGCGGGCGTTGGCGGCTGCTGGGGGTTGGGTGGGCATCAGAACGTGGGTCCTTCCTGGGTGTCGGCGACGAGGACCGCGAGGGCGTAGGCCTGCCAGACGTCGGCGCGGAAGCCGTGGAACCAGCCGGGGGAGGTCTTGGTGCCCTTTCCGTGGTTGGGCTGGCCGGGGGCGAAGCGGTCGACGAGGGCCTGGCGGACGTTGGTGTCCTTGGCCTGGGTGGTGCGGCAGTGGTGGAGCTTGACGTCGGCGCGGTAGATGAGGTCTGCGCCGGCGTGCCCGATGGTGTTGGTGTCGGGGATGCTGAGTGCTTCGGTGAATCGGCCGATCCAGACGCAGGTCTCGAAGACTTCGGCGCCGACGGCCATGCCGTAGGAGCGGATCATCTCGACGGCGACGTGGTCGTAGGTTGAGGCGGGGCCGTAGCCGTAGCAGAGGCGGAGGACGTCAGCGTTGGGCTGCTTGTCGAAGTGCAGCGGCCGCCGCGTGGTGGCGTCGACGACGACCCAAGCGGATTCGATGTTGCCGGGGTCGATGGCGAGGACGGTCGTCACAGGCTCACCGCCAGGGTGTAGACGAGGACGGCCCAGGCGGTGGCGCAGGAGCCGACGAGGAGCGCCCAGCCGAGGGCACGGCGGGCGGTCACGACGACACCCCCAGGACCTTCGCGGCGGCCTCGACCTGGTCCCACAGCGTGCGGTCGCCCGCGCGCTTGTCGGGGTGGTTTGCCGCTCGTGCGCGCCTGTACGCAGCGGCGAGCTCGCCTTCCGAGTACGACGCGCGGAGGTCTGCGATCGGCCTGCCCTGGTACGAGCCGATGATTGCCCAGGCCTCGTCGCTGGTCATGTGACTGGCGGGCATGGCGCGGCCGGCGGGCAGCGCCTTGAAGCCGGCGTACTGCTGGCCGGTCTCCGTGGCGCCGTAGCGGTCGACGGAGCGGAGCGCCTCGAGGGTCAGCGCGACGGCGCGGACGTTCTCCTGCCATCCGAGCGATCCGCGCCGGTACGACGCCTCGAAGCGGTCGGAGCGGTAGAGCATCGGGCCGTGTTTTCGGGTCTCGAAGGCGACCACGACGGCAGGGTGCTCCGGGGTGCGGGCGTTGGCGCGCAGGGTGCCGTCGAGGCGTAGGTCCTGCTCGCGAACGTCGATCTCGATGGCGACGTCGCGGCCGCCGAGGTGGTCGATCTCGCGGGCCAGCAGCTCGAGGGTCTGGGTCCAGCTCGAGTCGAACTGGCTGCGCTTGCGTGCGCTGGCTGGGCGGAGCCACGTGCGGTTGGAGAGAGGGCGGACGGTGTACCTCATCGCGCACCCCGCTCGCGCGGCGTCGCGGTGTCGTCGAGGTGGATGTCGCCCAGGCCGGCGATGACGAGCTGCCGACGGAGCGACACCTGCATCGCGATCCACGCCCTGGCTCGGCGGCGGACCGGGTCGTCGGCATAGTTGTCGTTCAGCAGGTGACCGAGGGCGGCCTGGACGCCGGCGGCGCGGGCGTGCCCGAGGTACACGGCGACCTGGTCGGGGTGCTCGTGCGGCGCGCGGGGCTGCCGCGGGGCGCTGATGGTGCCGGCCGGGGTGGAGGCGATCGAGGAGAGGCTCATGCCGCGGCCCCCTGCAGCTGCGCGGCGGCCGCGTAGAGCGGCCACCCGCCGTCGCACCCGTCGTGCTCGGTGCCCTTCTTGTCGAAGTAGGCGCGCAGCCCATCCATCTGCGCCTTGCGCCACCCGATCTGCGACTGGTGCAGGCCACCGATGGCCATGCCGGGGAACTTCCGGGCGTGCTTGGCCATGACCCGCGGGAACAGGCGGGCGGTCGCGAGAGCGTCTGCGGTCGCGTCGTGGGCGCCGGTGTGGACGACGCCGTAGTGGGCGCAGACGTCGGTGAGTTTGCGGCCGCCCTTGCGGTAGGGGTCGGCGTGCTTGTCGAGGACGTGAACGTCGGCGATCGGGCCGACCTTGCCGTGGCCGAGGCGGGACACGAGGGTGTCGACGCCGTGCCGGGCGTTCTCGTGCTCGAGCATGGAGAGGTCGAAGGCGCCGTTGTAGACGACGGTGGGGAACCCGCGGCCCATCCACAGGGCGAGCCGGCCGGTGACCTCGAAGAGCACCTGGCCGGGGTCGGCGCCGTGGGTGCGGGCGTGGTCGGTGGTGATGCCGTGGACCGCGGTGGCTCCCTCGGGGATGTCGACGCCGGGGTTGATGAGCCAGGTGTGGGACTCGGGGCGCTGCCTGGGCTGCATCTTGATGAGGGCGACCTGGATGATCCGGTCGTTGGCGGTGTCGATGCCGGTGGTCTCGACGTCGAAGGCGAGGAGGGGCATGTCGGCCCACTTCGTGGCGGCGCTCATGCCGGCACGCCGTCGACCAGGATGTTGAGGTAGGCCTGCAGCTCGGCCGCGGAGGCGTCGGCCGACGACAGGCCTCCCATGCGGGCGGAGAAGTGGTCCTGGACGTCGGGCAGCGTCATCCCGCCCTCACCGGCGACCTTGATGATTTGCTGCCACACGACGTCCGGGTCGAGCTCTGCCGCTGGGGCACCCGCGGTTGCGGGGGAGTCCTCGACGACCTCGCCGACCGCGACCTCATCGTCCGCTACCTCCTGGGCGGGCGGGGTGCCCGCTTCCTTGAGGGCGGTCGCGCGCTGCTGCAAGTGGTCGGAGAGCCCCTGTGTCATGTGCCCGGCCTGGTTGGCCTTGTGCCACAGGTCGCGGATCTCGTCGGCCGTGGTGAGCTCGGCGGCCAGGGCGACGTAGTCCGGGCCGGCCGCGGCCAGGGCCGGGGTCTCGACGACCGGGCCGCCGGCGAGCGCGGGTGCGGCGACGCGGCCACGCCCGGCCATCAGCTGCGCAGGGGTCACGTCGATCTCGATGATCGGGACCATGAAGTGGCGGGTCTCGATCTTGGTCCCGCCGTTATTGCGGTCGGGCACCTCGGCCTTGCTGGTGCGGGCCTCGAGGGAGACCCAGCCGTTGACGTAGCCACCGGCCGCAGCGAGGAAGTCGGCGGAGTCGGGCAGCTCGACGGCAGCGTTCCAGCCGTGAGACTCCAGGCGCCAGACGCCGATGCCCTCGACGTCGCGGAGCACCACGTTGAGGCGGGTCGTGGGCCGCTTGAGGGCCTCCTTGTGTCCGTGGTCGTCCGGGTCGCAGAGCTCGTCGGTCAGGACGTTCGTGCGCCCGTCGCAACGGTGTTTGCAGCCGCCGGCAGTCCAGAACTCGTACCACTGGGTGACCGGCTGCGGCGGGACCATGATCGGGAGGCGTCGGGAGTCGGTGACGACCTCCCATGCCGATGCTCCGCCGCCCTGGGGCTGCCACTGGACGACCTCGCCGCCGTAGAGCTCGGCAACCTTCTCGAGCAGCGGCCGGCTGGCCGAGGTGAGACGGAACCGGTCGAGCTTCTCGGGCCGGGTCTTGCCGTTGGCGGTCGGGACGACCTGGCCGATGCGGATCCGGCCGAGCTCGCGGGCGCGCTTCTGGATGTCGAGGATGGGCATGGTCAGGACTCCTTGCGGACGGTGAAGGTGACGGGCCGCTGGAGCCCGGACTGATGGATGGCGCCGTGGTCGTTGCCGACCTGGGCGTCGTAGGGAACGGCGCGCGAGAGCACGCGGTGCCGAGCGAGGTAGTTGGCGACCTGGGCGCCGAGATCGACGAGGTCGTCGGCGGCGAACCGGGCCGCGGGCACGGCGGCCCTGTCGGTGGTGACCTGGTAGATCGTCATCAGGCCACCGCCACCGCGGGTGCGGGCAGCACGAGCGGGCTGCCGATGACCGGGTTGTCGGCCTTGGCGGACGCGATCCGTGACGCCCACTCGTCGACCATCTGCGCGTGTCGGAAGTAGGCGTACTCCGCGTCGCCGCACCGGGCCGGGTAGAGGCGGTATCCCTCGGGGCGCAGGTGCAGGACCACCCCGACCTCCGCAGTCGCCGGCATTGTGACCCGTGACCCGTCGCGGAGCCACGCGACGAGCGCCTTGCGGTAGGCCGACATCTGCAGGCCTGCCTCCGGGTAGACGCCGTGCACGTGACCCTGCGAGGTCAGCCGGCCCCAGTCGCCACCGGTCTTCGTGTCGCCCATGAGGTCACACCCCTCGGGGATCACGAATCCCGCGGCGCGCAGCGAGTCCCCGATGCGCCCGTCGGAGCGGACCATGAAGTCGAGCGTCCCGGCGTAGCCGTGCTCGGGGTTGGCGACGACCATCTCCGACGCGGTGAACTCCGGGGCCCACTCGAGCAGGAACCGGTCGATCTGTCGCACGAACGGGGCGAGGTCCTCGGAGTCCAGTCGCACGAGCTCGTCGCCGACCTTGATGGCCTCCGGCATCGGGGTGCCCAGCAGCTTCGACTCGATGATGGTGTGGACCGTCGTGCCGACGTCGGCGCGCTCGTCCTTCTTGCGGGTGTGGGCGTTCTTGATCCATGCGCGCATCTCGGCGAGTCGCTCGGGGTGGCGTGACGCGGCCACCAGGGCGGGGAGGTTCTCGATCGCGGAGTCGGTGCAGGTGATCGCGGCCCAGAACAGGAGCGCCGGCTTGGGCACCCCTCCGCCAAGAATGGTGGTGACGGAGCGGAGCCGGTCGCCGGTGGCGTGGTCGGCGTAGTAGCCGTTGCCCTGCCGTGCGGGGATGGGACCCTTGTCCTTCTTCTTCGGCTGGGCCTTGTGGTCCATCGGTCGACCAGTGACCTCGGGCACGTCGTGACCGGCGATCATCAGCGGCGCGTCCTGCGGGATCTCGTTCTCGCTCACCGCGCACCAGCGATCTGCTCGTCGACGGCGGAGCCGCACGCGACGACGAGGTCGCGGTCGGCTTGGGTCGGCGGGCGGAGCAGCGGGTCGGATTCGATGACGGCCCGGGCGCGTGCCCAGGCGGCTTCGGTGTGCTCGCGCATCAGGCACCGTCCTGTCGGTAGTCGTTGGCGCAGTCGGTGCACTCGAGGCGGCAGTCGTCGCAGAGGACGTTGTTGTGCAGGCACCACCGCTCGGAGACGCCGGGGCAGGGGGTGTCGCACATGCAGACCTGGCGGTCGCAGTCGGGGTTGGCGCAGTCGTCGTGGTCGGTGACGACGAAGGGCACCGGGGTGTCGGCCAGGTCCTCGAACAGCTCGAGGACGGAGCGGTCGGCGCCGGCTGCGGCGCGGGACCAGTTCGCGAGGATCGCGGCGAGGGCCGGGTCGGTGAACTCGTGCTGGTGGCACGGGTGCGCGGACCAGTTGGTGACGGTCTCGGCCGCCGGGGCTGCCTGCTCGGGGGTGGCGTTGACGCCGAACGCGTCGGCCAGGGCCATCCAGTCGTAGTCGGGCTGGCTGCTCATGCGGTCACCGCCATCGCGGGCACTGCACGGTGCGAGGTCAGCCGGACGCGGACGCCGTACGGCTGGAGCAGCCCGTCCTGGACGACCCGTTCCCAGCGGGACCCGAGGACGCGGCCGCCGACGAGCTCGGTGTGCTCGTGGGTGACGTCGAACCCGGAAGCGGCCCAGGCGTCGAGGCCGTAGGAGGCGACGGTGATGCCGAAGGCGGGCGCGGCGTCGGTGGGGGCGTGGATGCTGAGCGGGACGCCGAGCTGGTGGTCGTTGATGTGCTGGACGATCGCGAGGAGCGCGGTGGGCGCCTGCCGGCCGATCGTCTCGATGGCGGGGGAGGCGGTCATGCGGTCACCTCCGCGCCGTCGTCGTCGACCCGGGTGACGGTGATGCGGAAGCGCCCGAGGTCTGCGTCGGTGCGCGACTCGATCGCGTAGATCACCAGCTCGGAGAGCGTGGACTCGTCGACCTCGGTGCGGACGCGGACCTCGTCGCCCGCGGTGGTCTCGAGGATGACGTGCTTGCCGACCTCGCTGAGGTGCTCCTCGAGGAGCGTGACGGCGTCCGCTGCGGTGAACGGTGGTGTGGTGGTGCTGGTCTCCGTCATGGGAGACTCCTTCCAGTTCGTGAACCCCTGGTCTGCTGCCAAGCTGTGGCCGGGGGTTCCGGCTTGTGTGGGGTGGTGCTGGGTCAGGCGGAGCGGTTGAGCCGCTTGGCGGCCCTCGACTGCGCCGACTTCATGGCGAGGCGTTGGTAGTGCGCGCGACGCGCGGACTCGGCCCTCTTGGCGCGCTCCTCGACGGGCAGGACCCGCTCGGGGTCGACCTCGTCCTCGAACTTCCGGAACATCGCCGCCCGCGCCGGCGCGGTGGCGGCGGAGCGGTCCTCTTCACGGGCCCACCGGGAGTGGGCGCCGATCTTCCCGGCCTGCGAGTGGTGGCTCATGCCACCTGCTCCTTGCTGGAGCGAGTAGCAATGCTTGCCGACTCGGGCATGAACAAGATCTCGAGGGGCACGTCGAGCGCCTCCGCGATGAGCTCAGCCGTTCGGGGGGCGCACGAGCTGCGACGCCCCGACAGGAGGTGATCGATGAACGAGGGGTGCTTCCCGACGCAGCGCGCGAGGCGCCGTCCGCTCATCTTCTTGCTGGGCTCCTTGATGGGATCGCCCACGAACGAGGCGAGCCGCTCCTTGCTGATGAGTCGCATCCAGGTCCCTTTCGGCCAGCGCTTGTGCTTCTGCATGTGATCCTCCGGTGATAGGTGCCTATCTGTCAAGTAACGCTTGCCGTAAGGGTGCCTACTGGTAGGCGGCGTGTCAACTACTTGCACTCGTGTAGTTCTGCAGGTCGTGGTGTTTCTGCAGGTCAGAGTGCGGATTTCTGGTAGGCAACGTGGCTACTCTGAGGCGGCAAACAGTGGTAGGCGGGCAGTCGGGCGGCGGCGTTGCTCCCTGTGGCTTCAACGGCGGAGAGTGGTAGGCGTGAACCTCAGCGAGCTGATCGAGACCCACAAGGGCCGGCGCAGCTACCCCGAGCTCGCCCGCGAATGCGGGGGAGTGCCATCGAGCAAGCGCCTCCAGCAGCTGGTGCGCGAACCCATTAAGAATTTCCCCGATCCGCCCACCGTGGCGGCCTTGGCCAGGGGCCTGCGGGTCCCCCAGCGCGAGGTCATCCTGTCCGCCGCCGAGTCTCTGGGGCTCGAGGTGCACGACACGGCGCCGCGGTTGATGCAGCTGATGCCGGTCGGCGCACAGGACCTGTCGGAGGAGCAGGCCGCGGCGATCGCGCACCTGGTCGACGTGATCGTCGGGGACCCCCGTCGTACGCCAGCTCCTGGGCCCGACGAAGACAAGGACGGCGAGACGGCTCCGCGAGAGCCGACGGTTCTCGGCGTACGGCGTGCCCAGCGTGCGCACCTCGACAAGGAGGCGGCCCGCGATGTCGGCCGGCGCGGGAGCAAGGGCATCGCTCGAGACCAGCAGGACCGTGCCGGCGAACCCGCGGCCGACGATCCCGACGACATGGAGCCAAGGTGAGCGCCCGTCGGTGCGGCTCGGTCGCTGGTTGCACCGTGGTGTCGGCGGGCGCACCTAGCGTCGCCGCATGCTCGATCGACGAACGTGCCGGGACGCCCGCGGTCACCACCCATGGAGGTTCATTGGGTACTTCCCCGAGTGGGAGATCGTCTTCACCGACGAGCTGCCGTTCGGCCGCTGGGGTCTCACGCGGCACGAGGAGAAGAAGATCCTCATCGACCACGAGATCAACCAGGAGCAGCGCCGCAGCACGCTCGCGCACGAGACCGGGCACGTCCTGCGAGGGCCCCGCTCGACCTGCGACCGCATGTCCGAGGAGGCCCTCGTCGAGCGGCAGGCTGCGCGGCTTCTTCTGCCGAGCGTGCGCCGCATCGGGCACGCCTTGGCGTGGCACCAGGCCGACCACGACAAGGCGGCGTACGACCTGTGGGTCGACGACGCATTGCTCGCCACCAGGCTGTCGACGCTCTCCCCGCGCGAGCGGGCCTGGCTCGACGACCAGCTCGACACCATCTTGCTGATCAGCTGAACGACGACGACGGAAGAAGAAGCCCGTGAGCGACCAGGACCGACCCCCAGCGAGCGGGGACGACGGGGAGGCCGAGCAGAAGGCCGCAGAGCGGAAGCGCCGGCAGGAAGAGGCCTTCGCGGCCTTCGACCGACAGGAGGCAGAGCGCAAGAGCAAGGAGCAGGCCAGGAACGCTGCCGCACGTGCCGCCAAGGACGCCTCGACCCGAGCGCAGTCCCCGCCTCCCGGTTGGTATCCGCACCCGACCATGGCCGCGACGCAGCGGTACTGGGACGGCTCGACGTGGACGGAGAACATCGCGCCCGTCAACGACGCTGGTCGGAGGCCGGTCGACGAGAAGAAGCTCAAGGCCGTCGCGTGGGGGATCAGCCTCGCGTTCCTCCTGCCGGTGCTGTTCATCACCTTCCTCGCGTCGCCCACCTACGGCGGCGAGACCTGCGGCACCTGGATCTCGCCCACCTGGACCGACCTCGAGCTCACGCTGCGCCAGGCCGACGCCACCATGGGCGGCGGAGGAGCGTTCGAGGACGCCCGGCTCGCCACGATCGCCGACCGGTGCAACACCACCCTCGGCACACACCGCGTCATCTGCCTGATCCTCATCGGACTCGGCGCCGGTGCCAGACTCGCGGTGCCGGCGATCGTTCGCGCAGTGCGGGACTGA